TTTTATAAAGCACATCATCAAATAACTAGTGCTGCTGTTAGTTACAATATTTTTGAAAATTTATTTGAGAAAGATCCCGATGGAAAAATCTCTAAAGAATTTTCTTTAAAAAATCCAGATACATTAACTGGAGCAGATAAAGAATTTGTTACAAAGTTTTTAGAAGTTATTAATGATTTAAAATTCAATGGAGATTCTACTGCTATTGAAGAAGCAAAATTATCTGGAGAATATTATCAAGTTCCATTAGTAATTGGTTCAACTAGATCTCAATTAAAACAGGGTGGAGTCAAACAAGTATTAAAAACTACTTGAGAAGAATCTACTAACTGAACTAAAATATTTAAAGATCAAAGTGAAGAAAAACAACGATCTGAAAGAGAAAACTTAGGTGTATATAATAGATTTAAAATAGATCAACCAACTCGTTCAAAGATTATTAATCATGAAGGAGTTGAAATGATGGAAATAAATCTAGAAACTATTTTTAGAGAATATACTCACACGTATGCTTCTGAAAAAATCGCATCTAAATATATTCCTCTAATTGAAGGATTTAAGATGGGTATGTTATACCGAGAGTTTTTTTACGGACAAACCGTTACTAATTTAATAGAATATATAAAACAGTATACAAAGATTAATATTTATAATGAGCCAATTATGGATCCTGGATTATTGCCAGTATATAGATTTATGTCCGTTTTAAAACAAGCTACCAGCATGACCGTTTTAGGTGGTAACTTTAGATCAGGAGCAAAAGAATTACTACAAGGAACATGAATCGGACTATCTAGAGCAGCAATAGGTGTGTATGGCAAAGATCAATTTAGTTTTAAGGAATATAGTAAAGCATTAGGAATTGTTTTAAAAGAAGCGCCTAAATCTATTGATAAAGTTACGCTATTAGAGTATATGAACTGAATATACGGTATGGCTAATGCCGATGCGGATCAATTAAAAGAAGAAATGAATATTACACAAAGTGGAATATTTAGTATGACCAGTCGGCAATTATATGCTTTCTCGCGGGCTCCAGATATGTTACATCGTATGTCAATACTTGTAGCAAAAATGATACATGATGGTTGTTTTGATGCACATAGTGTTGTTAACAATGAATTAATATATGATTTTAAAAAGGATAAACGTTTTAGTTTATTATCTGATCCTAATGTGAATAAAAATACCGAAGAGTATCGTAAGCAAAGAGGTTTATATACAACGATGCTAGAAATGTTTAACCAAGAAGGATATAATTTAAAAGACGGAGACGCTTTACCTAAAGCATATACAAATCATGAAGCAACTAGTATTAAATCGTTTTCTGATCTCTGTTATGGGCATTATGATAAAAATACACAATTGCTATGTAAAAATATGTTTTTAGGATCTTTCTTTTTTCAATTTAAAACATTTATATCTGCAAAATTAGAACAATGAATTCTAAAACCTGATATATATGACCAAGGCAGTATTCAACAACGGGTTGATGAAAATGGTAATAAATATGTAAGAAAGTATGTGCCTGATGAAAACGGAGTTGTGAAAGTAATTATTACAACAGAAGATAAACTAGAACCTGGAGATAATTGAGAATATTATACCGAATGAAAAGGTAAATTCCAAGAAGGGATTTTATATACTATGATTTCATATATAAAAGCTTTTAGAAAATTAAGTCCAAAAGAATTTAGAGATTTATGAAATAATGAAACAAAACGAGCTAATTTATTCTTGTTTATCCACGATATGGGAATTATGCTGTTATTAGGATGATTAATTAAAATGATATTTTCTACTAAAGAAATGGATGAAAGTACACCTTGAATCAAACGAACAACAGCAAGTATATTATATGGATCATTTCAAGACGGACCAGTTCAAAATATTATTGGAAGTATGTTAGGAAATTTAAATCCACCTATATATACAACTATTAAAAGCATGTTTAATAATGTTGGAGAAGTACTAACAGGAGATAGAGAATTATGAGTAGGAGTAACTGAAAATTTTGGAGCACTTCGAGGTTTAGGTACATCTGCATCTATATTTTAAAAAAAATACCCTACACGCCGAAGCATGTAGGGTATTTTTATTTTATATGTTATTATTTTCGTTTTGGAGTACCATTATTACAAACTGTACATTTCTCAGCTTTAGTGCCTTGATTAAATACACGTATGTATTTCCCATAAACTGCATCTTGATACTCATGAGAAATTTTATTTGATTCACAAATAGGACATCTTTTAATCGAACAAGCCATCTTGAACTAATTTTTTACAATTATTAAATAAATCTCTCAATGTTCCGTTATTTTCAATTAAATAAGAATAGGCTTTATCTTGATAAAGTTTATCTAATTCTGTTTCAGAAGAATGAGAACTTTTTTCACAGCCAGGTCGAGTTATATGAATAATAACAGCACCTAAATTATATGTAGTAGTATTTTCAATAATAAATCTTTGGTCAGAAATAATAATATTCGATCCTCTATTATTTAAAGTAGACAGAATTCATAACCTATCTCCAAAATAAAAACGCATAATTTCTGTTCCAAAATATTGTAATATTTGTCTAATAGATAGAAAATAGTTTTTTGTCAAATTTGGATTTACACGTTTGATTTCTTTTGTAAATCTTGTATCTGACAATATTTTATCTTTAAAAGCATTAATATTAGATTCATCAACGTGAATTAGTTGTAACGTATTAAAATCCACATAATACTGCTCTTTAAACTCTCTATCTTCAAAATTTTGTACGTTTGTATTTAATAATATTGCTAACATTTCTTTCATTTTATCAGCATAACGTACGATTTTATAATCTTTTTTAAATCATTTTAATCTACAGTATAAATCATATTTATGTAATATTTTAGGAGTACTAAGAAGATATTGTAACATTTTTGCTACAGTATCCTTACCACTTCACTTATTCCCCTGAACGGAGATTATTTTTTGCATTAACTAAAATGTTTTCGTAATTGAATATCCTCTATCTCGGATAATCTTGTTACAGGAATTGAATTTTCAATATGTTGAAGTTCAATATAATTATAACTTTGGCTAAGGATTCGTTCTATAGAAGTTATCTGTTCTTTAGTAATAGATATATTATAAAAATACCCACCATATAACAACATCGAACCTGATTGTTTAATCCATCCATGTTCTTCTAACCACCTATCTGGAGTATTACAATCCTTTGGAATAATCTCTTGTTGTTGAAGTAAATCTGCAATCTTTATATGTAAAAAATTTGCTTTAGTTCCATTTAAACCATAATATTTTCCATCAGGTGCAAAATATCCTGCATTACAACAAAGTAAAGACGGATGTATTTCACTTAATTTATCTAATTCTAGTTGAGTAGTAATATATCGATCAAGTTTTCCTTTATCATATAATGTTGCAATACTATTTGGATGATTTAGCTTATAAATAGTCTCTCGTAGTTGTTTAGAAGCTTTAGAAACTCGATCCGATATATCAGTATTATTAGGAAATAATTTCTCAATAATTATATTAATATTAGCAAATATAAATAAATCTTTATCTAAACTTTCTTTTAGAGTATTATAAGCGTATATAATCGGATCATCTAATAGTGTGGTAATATAGTTCTGAGATGAATCCGTTAATTTAATATAATCTGTAATATCAATAGTAATGCTTTTCTTCCAGTAAACAAATTGTCCAAATTGAATATCTTTATAGGTATCAGCAATACTATTAAGCTTACATTCTATTAAAGATAAAATATTCAAGGGATTTCTACAACTTCTCCTACAACTTCTCCTTTGTTATTATCAGTAGGTTTTAACGAATATTCTCCAGTTAATAATTTATTAATAGTTTATTCATCAAGTCCTTCTAAACTATCTTTAAGTAAATTATAACCTTTATAATAATCAAAATCGCAACCTACTTTTTCTTGCGCTATTTTTAGTAGTAATTCTAACATTTTTATATCTAGTTTAGATAACCTCTTTTAATAAACTCTTCGTGTAGAGGATGAGCTAATTCATAAGCTTGAGGATGAGCTGCTTTGGAATCTCTTAGTTTAAAGAAATGTTTCCAATCAAGAATATATCCTGTCATTATAAGTTCTGTCTTTAAGGCATTAGGTAATATTGCTCTTGCTTGTTGAGGAGTTTGGCCTTGAAGTAATAATTCTAAATAAAGTTGTTCTGATATTTGTAAAGCAGTTATAAAATTAGCTTCAGGAGTAATTTTATAGGGTTTAAAATAAGAAGTTTCCTTTCCATTAAGATGAAAATAATATTCACTAATTAAATCTCCATAGTCATCATGACTAATAATAGTATGTTTTGGAAATTTATTAACATCCATCCAACAGGGAATAATAAAAGTAAGTTCATTACCAAATTTATTCTTAGAATAGTTGCAATACCTTGTACTCTCCTGAGCAAATGAAAATACTCTATGTCTTACAAATTCATGGGATACTCCTCTATCGCAAATAAAACGTACCATGACTCTCCTTTCATGATGTTCAGTAGGTTCACAGAGATATTTAAGGTCATCAAGCCAACCTTGTTCTATCAACACTCTATAGTTGGTGGTAACATAATAAGTAGGAACAGGATAATGGTTATTTGAATATACTACATTTACATTAGTATAAGGATTGTCTTTATACTTACAATAAATATATATTTCTGAAGGAGTTAATTTAAGATACACAGTACCGTGCTCCAGCATAGCCCCGTGTCCCGATTTAATCATTCTATCTACGAATCCTTTAGCAGAATCAGGAGTTATTTTATCAAGGCTCCTGTAACACGTCCTTCCTGCCTGTTCAATTATTTTATAAATACCTTCAAGTCCAGGTTCCTGTTCTATAATTTCAAAATAAGGTTTAATTAGCTTCATATTTTTTAATTTCTTTTTCTAAATTATCTTTCGAAATACTTCCAACATATCTTCATACTTCTTTATCATCTTTTTCAATAATTAAAGTAGGAATATTTTTAATGTTATATCGTTGAAGTATTTCTGCTGAAACTTCATCTGTATCGTATTCTACTATATTAAATCTAGATTTTAATTCTTCTAGAATAGTAGTTATAACACGGCATGGAGCACAATAAGATGCTCCAAATTTTATTATTCTTAACATAATAATTTTTATTTAGTAATTCTCAGAATCCTATTATATTTTAAATTTTAATATAATTTGATGTTATTGTATATAAATTTATATTTATAACATCAAATTATATTAAAATTTTTAATTTAGAATAAACTTAATTGTTTTTGTTTAAAAAAATTAACGATTTTTTGAGCAGCAGCTATGTAATAACGATAATTAATATTTTCTGGCAAAGGTGCATTAGGATCAATTTTATTTAAAATAGTTACTCCTGAATCAGTTAATAGTTTAATATATTTATATCGTTTACCATTGTTATCAACTTTACATTTATAGAGTCAAGAACCATCTGTCGATACATAATAGCGATTTATTCGCTGTATAAGTTTTCCATTATATTCTACTGAGTAATCCTTACTAACTTTTTGATAAGTTAGAAACTTATGAATATCTTGACAGTTTCTAATTGTCTCCTCAACAGGAATATTATCAGCTAATCGTTTAATTATAGCTTCAGGTATAATAGTAGCTGCCATCCCTTTACCAAGTTTTACTTGATCTATAAATAATCCCTTTGTTTTAAGTAAACTAGGATCATGTGTTTTTGAATAACCTTCTTTAATAGCTAAATAATCATTAATTGCAAATTGAAACATTGCTTCAAAACGATCTTCTTCTAAAGTTAGTTTTGTTAAAGATTCTCATTCTTTATAAACTTTTTGTACTTTTTCTAAATTAGATCGTTTGATTACATAAAATAGACCGTCCTTTACATTATGTCTTTCAACATAAACCCGACTATATCTTTATATAATTTCATACTTGTACTTTTCTTTTAAAATAAAGTTGTTTCGATTATACTGAGTACTAGTATATCCTCTTCACATATTTAAAAATCTGTCACATTCTGCAAAAGACTTTAGAACAATAATATTATCTTCATAATATAGCTTAATTTGTTTTCTTTGTTGAGAAAGCTTTTTTATTTTTCATCCTTTGTATTCACAACCTGTTTCTAAAGCTTTTTTAACAGAACTATTCCCAGCAGGAATTCCAGTTAAATGAAAGAAGTTTGCAAATTCGATTCAAGAATTAAATAATATTTTTTCATGATTATTGCTAATTTCGATTTTGCAAGCGTTTTCTTTATTATTTTTAGTTACCTTTTCAAGAGTTTCAGGACTATGCTTGTATAATTTAGATTTTTCTCTAATGTGTTCTTTTCAAGAATCAGTTAACTTTTTATTTTTATTCGGAATCCCACCTTTAGTTGGATTCTGACAGATATTATATAAAGGTTTTAATTCATTGATATACTTTTCTTCTTGTTCTAATATTTCATTAAGTGTTGCGTTATTCATTACTTTAAGTATATCAACCTGAAAGTTTTCTATACCGTATTTTTCATATGCTTTTCATAATATTGGATTATCTAATCTACCTCCTCTATTAAGAAATAACATGAATTTGCCGCAATGCTCTTTAAATCGATCTTTAAAAGAACGAATAGTACTTCCTATATAAAAATTCCCATTAATCTTATTAGTAATCTTGTAAACACCTTTACTTTCTAGTAAGGTTTTATTTAAATTGTTAATATCAAAAAGTATTTCTCTTATCATAAATAATTATTTTTTAATTTATACAAAAACAACACTTTTTGACATTTTAAACAAACCATCTGTACAAAAAATTATATATCTCGCTTTTCCACTATTATAGTGTACTCCTTTCGGATAGTCTGTGAACCTTTATCTTAAACAAAAAATTTAAGATACTTGGCTGCGGATTGTCACATAATTATCTATTTTTAAACATTCACACTTATTATTACTAATTATGTTGTAGTTAGATAACCTTCGCGAGTTTCCCGCAATTAACGAGATTTTAAAACACCAACGGTCACTTAGTGTTTGCTTGTTTAATAGTTGCGCCAACTTTAATCAGCTGTTCTGCTAACATAAGGAGTAATAATTGGCCATTAATCCTAATCTGCATAACTGTAAACGGACTATAACAAAAATTATGCTCATTTTGAAGGTTCGATTATGTTATCGTTAAGCTTTTTATCTTAACTTCTGCATATTTCTATTCTATGCAGTCCCGCGTACATTTTACTCCGTTCTGGAGAGAACCACTCTTGGAAACATTTTATTCTTCATTAGAAGTTTCAGTTTCTACGCTGTACGGTGCAGAAGAATCGTTACATTCTACTGTTACCTCGGTGTTATCGTTTCAGACGTTCACCGATTTTGGTTCATTCACATCATCCATTCCTGGATGAAGGGGCTGATTATAAAAATATAAACCTTTATAAGTTTTATTTTCTTTTATCGCTTTATTTATACTAACTGAGTATAACGTATTTGGGTTAGCATTACTTCTAGGTTTTTTAAATCTAGAGTTTAGTGGTAAATCTAAATTTGGAGATAGTTCTTCTAGATCTTTTGCACTTCTAAAAGAGTCAATAAAGTTCTTGTTTACATCATATACATATACTATTGGCGCGTTAGTTCGTTTAGTAATTCGGTCACTAGATCTATCACCTCGATTTACTTTTGGAACTTTTAAATGTTCAGTAGATGTATAATGTTTACCTTTATTTCAAGGTATTAATTCAGCATACGATTTTATTCGTTTTTGAAACTTTTTAGGTATCTGATCGATACCAATTTCTCCTTCCTTAAAACGTTCATAATATACTAAACACTCTTTATAAAATTCTTTTCTAGAAGCAACTTGTTTCGTAATAGATTCTTCAGTTAGACAAGGACCAGTGGCTATAGGATTTATGTTGTATCCCATATTTTCTGGAATTAAATCAATATAAAATTGTTCTCTTTCACGAACTTGTTCAAATTCACATATTTCAAGAATTATAAATTCAAACGATTCTTCACCGTATTTATTTCATGCGTTTTGTAGATGCGAATTTTTATGATTTCCTCGTAATAATGCATGATAATGATGTTCTAGTCTTTTACTAAATGAATCTATTGTACTACCAATATAATACTTTTGATTTGTTTTATTAAGTATTTTATATACTCCAATTTTAGTTAAATTTGGTAAATTTTCTGTCTTTATATTCATAATATTAAATTTTTAATAATATTACAAATATAATTGAAGTTTGGTTTAAATGCAAATAAAAGTTTAAATTTTATTAATTTCAACCTGAGAGTCCGTTAAGAGCTAATTTTAGTGTTTCGTTCTTAATCTTATTTCCATTATGTTTAGCTTCAATTCGTTCGTTTTTAATTTGTGTATAAACTTCTAAGAATTCTTTACCTAAGTGAGGAGGATAAAATTCATGTTCAATTATCATACTAGGGTATAGTGCATACCCTTTATTTTTCGACTATATCTTAATTTTTATATCTAATTTGTTCTGAGTCTAATTCTATATAATGTCATTTATATCCTCGATACGATGCTTTTGTACCTTGACAACATCCCCGAATTGCCTGTAAATAAAAATCAGGATATTCTAGTAGAACATCTCCAATAACTTCGTAAATTTTTATTAACTTGTCATTTTTATCAAATTGTCCAATTCTATATTTACGATTAGCAAGAGCGCAATTTCTAGACATTTGTTTCTTAAGTTCAAGGTTAGTTCACGTTTCTTTACTCTTTGCTCCAATCTTCTCTCTTTCTTTAGGATCTTGAAAGCGTTTAATTTGAGCTTTCCGACATCGTTCACGAGTTTCCTCTGATACTAAACATCCTGTACTAGTATCTAGTCTCATATTATATCCAATATCTCTATCTAAAGTATTTAGTTTTTGAATTCAGAATAGTTCTCGATCCGCAAGTAATTTTAACTGCTGATTAACACTGTTATCATCGTATTTTTCAAATTCTAAATACTCTAAAACCTCATAAGTAAATGAATTTCTACCATATTTATGTCATGCTTGAATTAAATGATAGTTTTCATCTTTTGACTTATGATTTAATTGTGTAATATGTTGTTTTATTCTTTTATAAATATTAATAGATTTTCCAACATATATTTTATTATTTACTGTATTCTTAATACAATAAATTCCGCATTTAAATTTATCACTTATGTTTGCTTTCATATTATAAAATTTTTTGCAAACATAATAAAATAAATGGATATAACCAAATTAGATTTATAAAAATTCGCGGCGTTTCGAATAAAACTTTATAAGGTTTTATCCTACTCTCTTTCGAGATAGTCTGTGAACCTTGATCCTATAAGGACCCTTGGCTGCGGATTATAATACTTATTAAGTTTTTACTTTCCCATAAGCGTTATCTTATGTGCTACACTATATATTACTATTAGTTGCAGTATTAATAAGTTTAATTAAGTTCCCGCAATTAACCGCGTTTTATTTGCGCCACTATTAACGCAACATCACAATCAATTAATACCTCATCAGTATTAGGGATAATTTCTTCAGGCTTATTGACACTATGTATACCACCAACTCCTACACAATATTCTAAATTACCTAGTAAAAAATGTTTTTCATATCCTTTCCGACCTGGAGACACTGTTTGTTGTTTCATTTCTGTTAATAATAATTTAAGAACAGGTGTTTCAAACTTAATAAACGGAAGGATAACTTTGCTAAGATCAATACGATCACAAGGAGATCTTAAATCTTTAATTTGATTCCAAGTTTGTCCTGTTTTTTCAAGGTACTTTTGAGTAATAATTTTCATTCCAATGTTTACTCCATCTTTATTTAATACCTTTACTCCATATTCATCTTCAATAGCAATTCTTAAATCAATATCTTTTTTACATCTATAAAGTAGTGCCTCAGTACTATTAACATCATTATCACAATAACTAACCATATTTGGAATTTCTGAAACAGGTAAATCAGAGCAAAAATCCCCATCATATTCTTGGACATTATGATACTGCATAGTTACCTGCATTTCTTTCAATCCTACTCTTAGCTTTTGAGAATATAACATTGTTAATAGATCTAATGACTCAAAATAAACTTTATATTTTCATTTACTTCAGGATGTAAAATTTCCATCAGTAGATGTAATTATAAGACGATTTAAGTTATAAATTGATTGACAGATTTCTCTATATGTCTTATATTGCATGATTTGATGATAATCGATAATATAATTGATAATTGGGGTATCATAATGCAAAATATTATCAATTTGTTAACTTATTAGCATTTAACTAATAATTCTATATATTACTATATAGTTCAGACTATATCATCTTAATCTATAAAAGATTAAGTCGGGCGCTCGTGTTTCTATTATTGTTTGTACTACTCAAGAATTAGTCGTTGAACGTTCTACATACTTTTATGTACTTCTGTAGCTTCGCTGCTGATTGTCCCAGAGGGAGTTTCCAGCAATTCACCCGATTTTCTGTTACATAGTAACAGGGACATTTAGAAAATTTCAAATTTATCCGCACATTATTTTATCGACATTAAATTGTAGATCAGTAGTATAATTTTTGTTTCAAATACTCTTCTGGTCTTCTGTTTTAATTTGCCAAAAGAGATCTACAATTTTCATCAAATCATTACGTTTAGAAGAAATTTCTAAATGCGTTATTTCTTTTGTTTCAGTATTTTTAACAGAACAATGAAATACATTTGGAAACACCTCTATATCAAATATATATACTGTTTTATTTCTAATTAACATTGTACTTCATCGTATGTTATTTTAAATATATCAGGCTTACAAGGATAGAATTCACCTTTAGCTCCTCTAATAATGTAATCTCCTATAGAAGCTTTCATTATACCTTCTAAAGTTGGAATTCCTAGTTGATAATTATTTTCTTCTTGAGTATTATAATGTAAAAGATTAGTTCCTACAAAATTTTCAATTTCGCTAACGTTATTACCTGTATATTGAATAGCGTCTATTTCAATAGGTTTCTTTCTATATTTCTTTATCATATTTTTCTATTATACATATTTTGTTAAAATCATTTTCACTTATTCAAAACGTATACTCGTTTCAATTACAGTAGAATCCTTTAATGCGTTTATTTTCTAGATGTTGGATAGGTACCTTCTCAATATCTTTAAGATATGTATATTTGTCCATTGAAGTAGCATCTATTTCTGAAGTTAATATTTTGTATCGCATTCGGTAGAAAGTATTACAAAAGATGCATCATAATCTAACATTAAATCATGATGAATATCTGTTATATAAGACGAGATAATTGAAGAATAACTCGAAGAATCAGTAATAACTACCCCATTTAATATATCACTTGTAAATTTTATATTATTGATAGTTGTATATAAGATATATTTAAAGGAAATAGTTTTTTCTAAGTATGGAGCGTTAATATCACTTATATTCATTTTATATAAATATCATTGCTGTTTGTTAGGTATATAAATATAATTATAAGGTTCTCTTCACTTAATAGTATCTCCAGAATAAAAATTTAGATCTTGTCCTCGGTCTGTATAAAATGCAGTACTACTAATATTTTTACCTAAACTACTTATATGCCCTTTATCTATTAGTTTTTGAACATCTTCTTCTTTTGTTCAAAATTTATTTAAAGTTTCTAAAGCAATATCTCCATCAAAATGACAATATATCCCTTTGTAATTTCTATTAGATAATTTAATTGTAAGTGTACAGTGCGTAGACATGATTTCTATAGTTTATGATAACTTTGAGAATATATTTTTTCATCTACTTTGTGTTTCCACTCTTCATTGACAAAGTAACTAAGTGCCCCATATTGATCAAGTCAAGTATCATCATTAATAAGGCAACAATTATTATCAAATCCTTCTTTATCTATATAAGATTGTATTTCTGGTCATTCTACAATTACAAATTTAGATTTCATTTCCTTGAAGTTTAAGAATAATACGATCAATATTATCTTCTATTATTTTACATATCCGAATATCTACATTATTTATGTACACCCTACTTGTTCCTCACTTACGTTTAATTTGGCTATACGTAAAATTAGGATTTGTTATAAGGAGAATCTGAAATATTTTATCACAATAGTCTATAATTTCTTCGTTTAGAAAAACCAATCCTTCAAAACCTTCTTCTAAATGATCTTTATACTTCTCATTAAATTCATTACTCGTCATCTTTCGGAATTGTTAAATATTTGTCAATTGTATTAGGTAAATATTCTAAACCTAGTGAAATTAATCGAAATACTCTTACTATTTCTTCATAACTAGCATCCCACGGTAATTCAAAAGTTGCGTTAATATTATTGCTAGTTACTCCAATTTTAATGTTTTTATTAGAAGTTTCCATAATATACTTGTAACGTTAATAATCCTAATTCTCTCCAAGCTTTAACTACCTTATCTCGATCATCAAAAACACATAAAACATTATACTTATCTTTAATTACTTTATTATAAAGCTCTATTTTAATAATTTCATCTGGACGATAATCACCTTCGTTACGCATAAATAAAGTAATAGGAAAGTCTATATATTTAGATAGCCATTCAAATGTATCAGTATAACATTGCTCTGTACCCTCTCTTCCACTAAAGAAGAATATATGTATGTTATTCTTAAAGTACGAGTTAATTAAGTTTAATAAATATTGTAATCTTGGATCACAACGATCCTCTTTAACTTTTGTTAAATCGTAAGGATTGCGATCTTTCATGATACTAAGTGTTCCATCTAAATCACAGATAATGCAATTTGGGAGATTAGAGTTTGGAGGTAGGATCTTTCTATTATCAGTACGTTTAGTTTCTTCTAAATATTTTTCTTTATAATATCTTTGATAAAAACATTTAAGTACTTTCTCTCCAACAGGTCTTTCTCGATTTCGATCTCTTTCTAACGCTTCTTTAAATGGAATATAAAACTCTCTATATTCAATACTACAATTTAATTCTGTTGCTAAATCATTCCACTTTTTAATAGTTTTTGGATTAAGATTTGTAGCATCTATAATTACATTTAAATTATGTTGAATAGCAGATCGAATTTGAAATTCTTCAACAGAAGATATATAATCCTCCTGTTCGGGAACCCAATAATCTCCTCTAGATTCTCTAATAGAATCCCTAGAAACTATAACCCATTCTTTGTTATTTTTAATGAGTCCTCTAGCGCAGGTAGATTTTCCAGAAGCTAAATTTATGGAGGACCCTGTAATACTAATATCTTAGACATACAGGGTCCTCCTATTATTTAATTTATTTTGTTTCATTACTATAATTTAAAATTATGCAAATAGATGAAGTAATACTTAATTTATATAGTTTTATTTAAACTTGATTTGTATATTGGGTTTACTTCTTCTAAGAACATTTTGATTATGTCAGATTTTATATAATTCTGGTTAGTAACATTAACTCTATTTACTCGATATTCTTTAATAATTTGAATTGCTCATAAGCATTCTTGTACACATTCATTATCAGAAAGTATTCCTGATTTAACTAATTTTCGAAACGCTAAAAGATCTGGTTTAGAATATATATTTAAATATTCCTTAATTTTATTTGCTTTAGAAAGAATAGAACATACATAAGGAAGAAGACTTCCTGATTGCATTCTAATAAACCAATCATCTATTGTAAAATATCGAACAATGTTTGATTGAATAGAAAATGACTTTAGAAAGTCTTCTTGTGATAGATCGCCAATAACTATATATTCATATCCTTCTTTATATAAAGAGTTAGCTATTCTATAAATATATTTAATCCTTTTTGACTCTTTCAGAATCTTCAATAATTTTTTGTTCATAGCCTAATACTTGTTCATACCCAGGTGCATCTAAATCTATTCCAGATAAATCAGATTTAGGCAAAAATTGATTTAGATAGTTTATATCATAAATAAAATAGATTCCGTATAATTTCTTTTGATAAATATACTGTTCTTCAAAAGTAAGTTTTCGAACACAATATTTCTTATAGGGAGTGCTAATGAAAAACCTAATTTTTCCTGTTGTAACTAAGCTTGGAGAATAACTACAGGTTATGGTAGAAATAACATAATCCATATCCTTATAATGTTCGTTAATTGGGTTTACAAAAGTGTATGGTTCAAATTTATCTTCTTTTCTCTCATATTCCCAAATTAAACTAATATCTATATCGTTGATATTATATACTAAAATATTAGAGCATACGCACTTAGGCTCAGTATTAATTAAAATATTAAATAACTTCCAAATACGATCGTCCATTATAGGAAGTTCAACTTTATCCTTTATTTCCATATAATTATTGATTTGATTCAATATCAATTTCCCTTCTATCTAACATTTTAGATTCTTTTTCAAGGAAATTAATTGATTTAAGTTTATATACATCTATACCATTTACTTCTCGACGAAGTACAATACCTTCTTCAGGAACATTATTATTACATAATACAGACCTTTGTTCAAGATACATATTTCTTAGATTAGTTAAAAATTCCTCATGCCAATGTTCATTAATATTTAAATTAGGAAAGAGGTTTTCTGCTCTACCATAATAGAGTTCCTTAACTGAATGCAAACTGTATTTTTTACAAAATTCTTTAACTTGTTGTGTTGAAAATTCAAATACTTTTCCATCAACATTTGTATAAGTTATTCGATAAACAATAATATCAAACAATCTTGCATGATACATTTGTTTAGGGGTCATTTTTTGATAATCAAACGATTTAGGATTATATACACATTTATAATCGTAGTCTTTTTGAATCATTTGTCCCTTAGGCATATATCCAACGATTTCTGCATATACGGTTAATCCTTTTTGTAAATACTCTTCGATTACATTAAACGCAATATTCCATATATCACAATCATAATACCCTTTTGTTAAATTAGGGTTTAATTTGCGATCCTTAATAACTTTACGAGATGAACAAAATTTGTAGTAATGTTCTTCTGGAAAGATTGGATATTTGAATAATATCTTCTAGATTAATATTAGTAATTGCTTTTTGCAATTGAACAGTATCCACATGAAATCGAAATTGATTTTCAACTATATTGAGTACCTTTTTAGGTTGTTTAACACCTAATTTTGAATTAGAAATATTAGTTTTAATAACATATTTCCAAACAAATAGTTCATCATTAATTGTGTCAAATTCTGTTCCAATAGGATAATCAAAACTAACATTATCGTTTATATAAGAAATTAAGGAATTTATAGGCATAATAAAACCTTCAGAAGCAATCCCCCTGAGTTTAATACATTTAACTCTTCCTGATTCTTCAAAAAATCCAGATTGTTCAGGATTTTGGTTCAATTCCTTCTTCCTATATAAATTATGATATTTTAAAAATTTTGGATTAATTACACATTCAACGGGAAAATATATATTCCTTCAACGCTATCAATTCCTGTAGAAATTATATATCCTTCTACTGTACATAATTTTAGTTTATCTGCATTAGGATGAAATGTATCAACTTGTACAATTCGAGCTAAATAATTAATGTTAGCATTTTTACTTATTGTTAGTTTCATTTTTATATAATTTATAATATCTGGCTGTTTCTTGAAGTATTAACATAGCTTGCTCTAGTCCAGCATTACTACTTAATATAATATCATATTTTGCAGGAGAACTTATGCAGAAGCTATCAAATACTTCTAAATAATTTTTATATAAAGTATATTTGTTAGGTTCTTTAGAATTTACTATAATTTTAGCGCCTAATTCCTGAGCGTTTTTAATAATCATTATAGCATCATTAATAGAATGTTTAGTTTCATTTGATTTTAAATCAAGATCAACTAATATACTTATACTACCTTTATCCTTCCAAATATTAAATAGTTGTTGTATATAATACTTAAATGTATTATTATATGATGATAATATTAATCCTACATCCATATTTGTTGTCCTAATATAATATCTCCTTCTACTTGGGTTAATTGTCGATAATAATATTCGTAGGCTATATCATAAATATCTTTGTATTTAGAATTTATGCCTTTTGAAGTTAACCAATCTGGAGACTGATAATTATTCATATATTCTGCAGTCAATGCTGAAGCTTTTTTAATGATGTCCATATAATAATTGTTTTGTAAAAATTGTTTTCAATTCATCATAAGATATAGGTGTAAAATTGTTATTATCTACTCCTACATCATAACTTGGTAAAGCCCTATGTTGAATATAATCGTAATCAGCCTGATTTTGACTATAAGGACTTGTATGACTATGTCCAAAACAATGTACTGCTCCATTTCATTGTCCTGGTCAAGTTGTTAAACAATAATGACATAATATTAATGTACTATAATCCTCCAATTCATTATCATAAATTGCAACTTGAGCTATATCACAAACTAATTCAAAACCTTCATAATAAATTTCATTTTCTCGATCATGGTTACCCTGAATTAGATATTTAGTTCCATTTAATTTGCTACAAAAACTTTTCCAAGTTTTTCTATTACCAAAACAGAAATCTCCAAGATGAAACACAATATCATTAGGAGCAACAACTTTGTTCCAATTTGATACTAAAGCGTTATTCATATCAGAAGATGATTCAAATGGACGATTACAGTATTTGATTATATTTCCATGTTTAAAATAGCTAATGAGTGTCGCTGGTAAAAAATACCTTGCGACACTCTAAATCCTCCTTTTTAAATGTGATTTTTTGCATACATAAAAATTTATTAAAATTAGCATGTAAATTTTTACTAAAATATTATATGATATAACTATATTATTTTCACTATTTAATTAAAATTTACACACTAATTTTATCAGATGATACAGTTAAGAATTATATAGTTGTTGAATTTCTTCAGAATTTAGCTCAAAATATCTCCCATTTACAGGATCATTATACATATCTTTATTTAGTACAATAAGTGCGTAAAGTTCTCTTATATTACAATCTTCAGGATTTGCATCATTTATATACCAATGTAAAGTATTTCTTCTATCTTCATCGAACTTTGATTCAAATAAATCGTAGAAAGCACTTACTATAGGTTTATAAAGATCAGAATTATATATATTTATTCCTTCTTGGTATAGTTCGGAACATTTATTTAAATATTGCTGAAAATTTTCAACAATATTTTTGAATTCAGTAAAAGTCATTATTTCAATATTGTTTTATAACGTTCTAATTTTTGCTGGAGAAATTGTGGAGTAAAATCTTTAGCGTAAATTCAAACATGATTTTTAGCAGATATAGAACTTCCTGTAGCAGCCTTTCCGATATTAGAACTACTACATTTAAAAAATCTTGCAGCTTCAGTAGCACTAGAAAACTCATATTGTTTATTTCCTTCTATATCAAATCCATATATAATTTTATCGTTAGATACAATTGTTACAGGTTTATTAAGTTTAGCAAAATATCCATCATAATATGTGTCTTTATAAACAAAAATAAAACCATGGACTCTATTGTGTCTACCTCGACAGCAATTTGTAATCATTGAAGCTGAAATATTTAGTTCCCTTTGTATTTCTCTAGCTGAAGGTCATTCTTTAATAAAATTAAAATCAAGATCAAATTGAAGAATTTTCCTTCCTGCGGAATTTTTTCGACCATAATTTCAGTGTTTTTCTCCTTTTCTATTTTCAGAAAACTTCTTTTTATTTTCTTCGGTATGTGCGTATCCAGAAATTCCGTCTCCTCCTTCAGTTAAATTATATCCATATTTTGAATTTGATGATTGAAAATAAGCAATATATTCTCTCTCTTTCAGATTAACTATATCGTTAAGAATTTTTTTATTTTCTTTAGTTTCTTCTCTAATTTCAGTTTGAAACAATACGTACTTATCGAAATTATCTCAACCGTATTTTAAAATAGCTTTGTAAAAATAGTTTTGAATTTTAGTACAATTGACTGAATGTTCTATTAAACGTTCCTTATAGGATCGTCTTACTGTTTCTCCAATATACTTTTTGTTATTAATTTTATTAACAATAAGATATACTGTTCCAATAATAAATCCCTTATCTGGGACAATCGGATCTAATATAGGATTAAATGGAATATCGAGAACAATTTCTGATAATTTTGACTTAGCTTTACTTCTACGTTCTTCAAAGTAACATTGACGACAACCTAAACGAGAATCGATAAAATTTCTTGCAATAATACTAAAACATCCATGTGTTTTACATATAACATTAATTCTTGTTGTTTCTAATCTAAATCTTTCGGGTAATTCTTTAAATGTAAAACGATCTTTAAATTTTTCTTGAGCTCTTTTAATAAATTCTTCTTTAGTCATAAACTTTAAAATTATATTGTTTATGCAAAGATATAAGTTTTATTCTAAATTTCAAAAACATTTTAGAGTTCAATATCGTATCGAAAACACTTAAATACAGGTTGAGTTGGAACTCCATCGGGTGAGTAGTTAAAATATTTACATTCTCCTACTTGCCCTTTATATTTTTCTTCAAAATTTTCTGTATACTCTACCTTTAATTCTCGATTTCCTATAGGTTTAGCTTCAAACGTTTTACCGTTTTTTAATTTAAGAACAAAAACCATATCATCATATTTACGAAGACCTTGAATGATATCAATAACTTCAAAACATTCATCTTTATAGTCCTTTATCTTGATCATACGGTTATCTCTTTTATTAAAGCCATATTCCTTTTCAGGATTTCTAATTACACAGCCTTCAAAACCTTCCTTAACAAATTTATCATGAAGTTTCTTTATATTGCTTCAAGAGCTAACAGGAATATGTTCAACAATTACTATTTTATCAGATCCATCAACAGCAATTTTTAATTCATCAAGCATTATTAATCGATCTTTAAACACTACTTCTGGAATAGCTAAATCATAAATTCAATACTTTAATTCGGAATGTTTTTCATCAAGAGTTTGTAGTCTACATAATCCAGAAATATAAGGTAGAGATCTGCCATGAATATATAATTCCCCATCTAACATTACTGTAGGATTTTCCTTAAAATACGCAATTAATTTTGGGTCCGAAATAATATGAGTAGCAGCAATATCATAATTATTTCCTCCTCTAGACGCAGTATGTATTTCGCCTTCAGAATAATACATAAGACATCTAACTCCATCTAATTTACGAGATCCAAAAAAGTCATGTTCGAAAACAGATATTGCACAATCATCTGCTGATTTTGCTAACATAGGTTTACGTATTCCATTTGTATCAGTAACTTCTAATGGCAATAATTTATCTACATCACAATTTTCTAAACTGTTAACTCCAAAATCAGCTAGATTCTTATACCCTTTATCAAGATACTTCTTAATATGACTATTATATGTTAATTTAGCTTGTTCAGTAACAGTTCTTCCTGCTTTCCCACGATCTATATTTATTATTGGTTGTTCTGTAATTTTTCCTCCCATTTGACTTGTTTTTCTAACTAAAGCAAATCCATGTAGAGCATCTTCTCACTCACAACTAATATCTACAATTCTAATTTTACCTCTACTATCACGTGTGATTAATATATCGTGCATAATATTTATTTAATTAACATACCTATATCTTTACGAGTTCTTGAAAGAGCTACATATTGTAATTGACGAAGTAGTTCATAATTATGACAAGTTAAAATATTATCCATATCAACTAGTACAGTATTTAGATTTGAGCCTTGACTTTTGTGTACAGACATACAATATGCATAATCTAAGCTTTTTCGTCTAATTATTCTTCCTTGATAAGTTAGGTCAACAGGAGTTAAAAACGAACTCATTAAATTAAAATACTCTCTTCAAATTTTGTTAGCTTGTAGTTTTGATTTAGTTTGAATTGCTGATAGGCGAATACTTTCAATCATAACCGATAGACCTTTTAACTTATCATCAGAAAGATCTCTCGATAAAATAAATATATCAAAACATTCATTAAAATCTAATGAATACAGATTTAATAAATATCCAGGATAATTGTCTAATCCAACATAGCGGTGACATTTAGTAATCTGTTTAATAACATATTCAGAAGAGTTAATAATAGTATTTTTTAGAAAATTCGCTTTTCCATATTCTGAGTTATCATATCCAACTAAAATTTCTCCAATATGGTATTCTTCCTTATCATTAAATAATGAATCTCTAATAACTTTATTAAAAGCCTCTATTCGTCGGTTAGTAAAAGCTAATAGTTTGATTAAAGTTGGATCTTGGGTTTCTATTACTTTTTTAAATAGAGGAATATATTCTGATATAAATTTTCTTCAATTATTATAGCACTTAAGAGTTCCATTATTTGAAGTAATATTATAAAATCTATTTTTAGGCTTATCTCTTAATTCTGTAATAATTTCTAATAATGGATTATCTTCTTGTTGGCGATAAACTTTATTTAGATGAAAATCGTTTGTAGTCTGAAAAGATTTTGATAGAGTATTTGATTTAACAGGATATAATTGTTTTTCATCTCCCTGTCATAAAACTTTACAATTTCGATCTTTAGCTCTTTCTATTATATAATCAAACAATGTATCATTAATCATACTACATTCATCAACAATTAATATTCCGTTTGTTGGAATACTATTATCGATATTATTTGATACAAATTTAAGATCTTTATAATCTAATTCCATTATATCTACATTTGGACGTAATTGTAGCAACTGGTGTATTGTTATAACATCACGTTCTGTATAATTAGCTAATACTCCCTTAGCTTTATGCGTAGGTGTAGCTAAAACATATGGAATTTGATTTATTTCTAAGAATCTTGTAATTAATTTACATATTGAACTTTTTCCCGAACCCGCTGCACCAGAAATAGATAGAGTTATTCATTCTTTGTTTATTAAAATAGAAAAAACTTGAAGAAGAACATCTTTTTGTTCCTCTCCAAGTTTAAAATCTAAATATTTGTTTTGTAAAGTTTCTATTAACTCTTCTAAATTCATTATTTTCCAGTTGATCCAAAACCACCTTCTCCTCGTTCAGTTTGAGAAAGTTCTTCCACCTCTTTAAATTCGACTTTAGGATAAGGAAGAATCATAATTTGTCCTACTTTATCTCCAATCTCATAACAAGCAAAATCAGCTTTTATCCATTGAATTGGAGGTATATTGTTATCACTAACTACAAAGTTTCTTCCTGGCTGAGGATTGATAATTCTTCGATAACGTAGCTTAATTTCTCCTCTATAACCAGAGTCTATTATTCCAACGCTGTTACAAAGCTGTAAATCATACTTAGAGTTGCTAGAACGTGGAAATACATACCCAACATAACCTTCAGGGATTTCAATAGCTAATCCAGTACCATACTCAATATAGTATTCATTACTATAATCAACAGAAGTAGCTACTAAATCCATTCCAGCATCTCCATATTTTGAATATTTAGGTATAACAGCGTTTTTGTCAAGTTTTTTAATTTTAATCTCCATATTTGATATTAGTTTCATATATATAAGCTGCTGATAAAATAGGTTCTAATTTACCACAATAAGGATGATCTAAAAATTCATCTTGATGCTCTAAAAAAGATTCTACAGCAGCTTGAGCATCTTTTGCATTTAAAGTCATAGTTAAACATCCTTTAATTGGAATACTTAACGTAAACTGTTTTGTTTTTAAATCAGACATATTAGTGATTTTTATCCTCCACAAGCACTATATCCGCAAGAAGAACATATATTACACCCTCCTTGATAAATTAATTTGTCTCCACAATCTGGACATTTTTCATGAGAAACTATTCCGTCTTCAACAAACATTTTAAGCGCTCTTTTAACTCCTGTTTTCCAAGTATTTAAAGTAGAAGAATTAAGATTCATTCCATCAATAATTTTGACTACTTTATCTACTCGAATTCCTCCTCTAAGTAAGGCAGAAATTAATTTTGCATAATTCCAATATTCTTGATTAAATACTCTAGATAATCCTCCTAAACGATTTGTATATCCATATTTATCTTTATATTGAAAATCATATCGTTTTTCATTATCTGTTTTAACTTTGATAATTTCTCCTTCTGTAATTGATTTTGGAACAGGAAACTCTTCCATATCTACTTTTCCAGTAAATATTTCATAAGGTTTATTATTAATCAGTCCAACTAAGGCAATCCAATCTTCATCTCCATTTTTAAATCGAACAACTTTTGCCGAAAGAATTTCAGGACGTTTAGTTATTTCTGAAGATATATTTTTAGTCACATCTGTACTAAGAATTGCACCGCGTTTACAATTTGAACGAAATATTGTTATTCCCTTTAAATTATTTTGCCAAGCTTTAATATACAAATCTTCTACATCCTTAACTGTTGTATTAGATGGTAGATTTACAGTAGAAGAAATACTAGCATCACAATATTCTTGATATAAAGCTTGCATTTTAATCCTTTCAATATAAGGAATTTGTTCGGCAGTTACAACATAGTCAGGTAGATTTTCTTTATTTATACCTTTATCAATAAACTGCCTTTTAATAATAGGAGTAAATACATCATAATAACGTTCTTCATTGTGTAAAGATTCTGTTTTACGAGTATAATGTGTAGCAAAAATCGGTTCAATTCCTCCAGTTACTTGAAGCATTGAACTTAAACTACCTGTAGGAGCACAAGTAAGTAGCTGTGAATTTATAAGACCATATTTTTTAATTAACTCTATGACATCTAACATCTTAGCGGCAATTCCAAGTTTATTAGAATATTCAACATCTTTTTGAGTAAGATTTTTTATAAAATTAGTTTCTAATACTCTTGAATCATATTTTGGGTATGTCCCAAACTCTTTTGCTAATAATGCCGATGCTCTAAGAGATTCTATCATTATTAAACGATAAATAGGCTCTAAGAAATTAAGAGCTTCTGGAGAACCATATTTTATATGTTTAAGAATAAGTAAATCACCTATTCCCATTATTCCTAATCCTATTTGCCGTCAATCTCGGACTGAGTTACGCTGTTCCTGCAAAGGGTGTAATGGTAGACCTTCGTCCAATACTTCGTTCATAGCTTTAACGGCAATATGAACTGATTTAACTAATTCCTTATAATTAAAATTTCCTTCTTTAAAGAACGCTGCTAAATTAAGACTTCCAAGTAAACACGATCCTCCAGCAGGCAAGGGTTCTTCAGCACAAGGATTAACTCCTGCGTATTCAAACTCAGGATTATTACTTAATAAATTTCAATCTTTAATTTGATCTCAAAATAATAATCCAGGTTCAGCATAATCTCAGTTCAATTCTGCAAGTTTATGAAATATTAGATAAGCATCAATTTCTTTTTCAATAACTTCTCCAGTTTCGCAAGTAAATCTACAGAAAAACTTCTGTTGATTGATAACAGCTTGCATAAATTCATCAGTTACTCTAACAGATATATTAGCTTTTGTAATTTTATTTAGATCTGATTTAACAACAATAAACTCTTCTAGATCAGGATGTTCACAGCTAATAGATATCATTAATGCACCTCGACGACCTGCTTGCCCAATTAACCCAGTAATGTATGAATAAAAATCCATAAAACTAACTGCACCAGAAGTAGTATTTGCAGCATTATTAACTTTAGTACCATTAGGACGTAGATTAGAAATATCAATACCACAACCACCACCATATGAATACGTTCGAGCCAATTTAGCACCTGTTTCAAAGATTGATTCAAGATTATCCTTAGGACTTTTAATAACATAACAATTAGACAATGTTATTTTCTTTCCTTTGTATTGTAATCCTCTATTTGCTAAAATACGTCCTCCAAATAGGAATTTTTTGTCTTTAATTAACTGTTTTACTTCTTTATTACCTCCACTAACTCGATTAAATCACTCATCTAAAGTTTCATCTTTATACTGATATTTATTTTTTCAAATATTTAATGGAAGTTCGTCATTCCCAAGCCAATCTTCAACAGTCATATTACAATCCAAATAAAGAGTTAATAAGCAATGTTTTTTCAAACTTATTGATTATATCTTTCTTATCGTCCTTAATGATTTCTGTAAATGCATTATAGAAATTAAATACAGTTGAATCTTCATTGCCAACATAATATTTAGAAGAAGAATCGAAGTAAACTCCATTATAAGCATCTATAACTGTAGATGGAGAAAGTTTAACTTTTCCTCCAGTTCCAGTATATTCTTCTAAAACACATTTTTCAATTCAATTACCTAATCTATTATGTCGTTCTTCTACATCACTAGAAAGAACTGTATTTTTCATTTTCTTAATTGTTGCTTCAAAATGAGATACTTTCTCCATTAAAGCAGTAATATGATATATAAAATTTTCTCCTGATTTAATTTCGTTTACTTCCATTCAAGATGGATCAAAAACACACAAATTTGTACATGCGCGATTTAACATTCCACGATATACTTTATAAACAGGAGTACGTACATCTAAACCGTATACTAAACCATATACTTCATCATGATTTTCAATACAATATTTTTCTGGTAATATTGCTTGAATTCATACTCTATTATATGTTACATCGTCCGATTCAGCAGTTGTTGTAATCTGAGTAGGAAGTTTAACCTGAACAGTAAAATTGTCTGTAAATTTAGACATTTGATCCAAAAACGGAGAAACATAATCAGAAGTCGGAAGATATTCTTTATTTTTAATAATAGTAGCTTTACCTTCTAGTAGTTTCTCAAGGGTAATTTCCATTTAAATACATTGGTTTTATTAAGTTAATAGCTCTTAATACTGGTTGCTTAAGACCTCTCTTTTTATTGATTAATTGATTTGATTTTAAATCTAGCGAATAATCATTGAAACCAGTTAATTGATAATTATATTCATCTAGAGCTGCATTTATCATGTAAGCTTCTAAAACTCTAGATTCATTTTCTGTTAAATTATCATTAACTGTACATATAATTAATCTTCCAGGATATTTTTCAGTAAATGCTTTAATAAAATCTTTTTTATGTCCTGTTGGGCGACTACATCAGGGTCGAGATGGTTTATCAGAAGTAAATAATCCACTGCCTATATAAACTAATTGATATTTTAAGGTTCATCAACAAAACTGTTGAGAAACTTTATTTCATGAATCTAAGTATAAATAAACAGTACTATCTCTTAAGGAATCCTCTCTAAATTGGAATATTGTATCGACATTCACCTGTTTTATTTGATAATCAATTGTATAATTGAAGTTATTTTTCTTTAAAACAGTAGAAAATAATTTTATATCCATAAAAAGAAAAGGGAGATACAACTAGTATATCTCCCTTTTAAAGGTATTGAATCAGTTATTTATTAACTATATGTTAGAAAGAAGAAGCTTCTGTTCCAAATACAACATATGTGCCTTTCTTTGCAGAAGTCGAAGGTGCATACTTCAACTCAAATGCAATATCCTTACCGTCCTTAACCTCATAAACGATCTGAGCATACATATCTTCACGATACTTAACCATCAACTCTTTAGCAAGCTTCTCTGCATCAGACTTCTTTGAAGCAGTTCCTACTACTTCATCGTTTCGAGTCAGACAAATCTTAATAACTCGTTGTGTCTTACGTTTTCCTTCAACAACATTATTAACAAACTTATAAGGACGTTCGCGAGTATCCTTAGAGCCAGGAGCTACTACAATAACGAGGCCAGCGCCAGCAAGACCAGCAAGACTGTTCTTACTTAGAGCTTCTGTACAAAATACCTCCAAATTCTTTCCTTCAATAGGACACTTAGCATTCTTCCAAGATTGAGTTACATTCTTTACAATTTTCAAACCATTCTCTTCTGCTAAATTCTTTGCTTCTTCCAAACTGTAAGCGTTTACTGTAAACTTTTTCATAATTTTAAAAAATTTTAAATATTAAACATTAATTCTTATTATCTCTTTTTGTTAGTGGTACAAAGATACTATTGATAATATTAAAATACAAATAGAAAAATAAAAAAATTACATTTAATTTTTATTCTTTGATTTGGATTTTATACAAATTCAACAATTTCCTCGTAACCATAAATCTCGTAATATGCAACCATTTTTAATAACTTTGTTAATTCTTCAAACCCTTGTTTTACAAGCCGATTTGGGATATTATAACAATGAGATCGAAACTCTCCAAATGTTTCAACAACAATAATATTAGATAGAAATTTATAACTGGAATCAATATTATATGTATTAACACAATATTGTTTTAACATTCATAAATACATTGCAATTTGTCTAGCATAGTGATAATGAACAAAACTACCATATTCTTTCATAAAGAAAGGAAAAGGTTTAGAAGTAGTTTTTAAATCATTTAAAACTATTGTTTTTGTATCGTGATTAAATGTTCAATTATCTGCTTTCATTTTTAAACGCAATATGATCTCCTTATCTTTATAGGTTACAACAATATCTAAAAATATAGAATCTTCGTTATATGTTTCTACTTCTAAATAGAATTCATTATTAGGTTTAACTACTTCTACTACTTTTTTATTTGAGTGTAGTGAAGATAAACATGCTTTACAAACTTCAGTATCCTTATCAGATAATACTACATCGTTTGACTGAATATATTTAGAGTTTATATAATATTCTAAACCTTTTTTAATAATACTTCTAATTCTATTTAGAGTTAGACTATTTACGTAGTATTTAACATCCTCACAAGCTAAATGAATTGAATCTCAAATTGTTTCATTATTAGATCTATGATATCGAATTCTGTCAATTACCTCGCCAAGTTTTGCTGTAGGCTTGTGTAGGTTCTCACATAATCTAAATGATTCACTTTGTAAAAATAATTCATGAATAGCACTTCCTAAACGCAATGATGCAGTATCTTCAGATTTTAGTCCGTTTTTATAACTTTCAGGAGTTCCTCCTTGATCAGGATTAATTAATTTAAGCTTAGAATTACTTATGAAATTTCTATAATTAGGTCCAAAATACTCCTCGTCTGATATATCGAGGTGATATGCTGAAGATATAATAGGTTTAATGTTAAAAGAAGATAGAGATATCTTTTTCAATTATTTTATTGTAAGATTTAAATCATATATTCTATGATGTCCAACATCATAGTATCTATTATGAGGAGCATCCATTAAGTAACAAAAAATCCCATTACTAAGACATTCCTTAAATGTTTCAGCTTTATCGTCAATCATAATATCTACTTTGAGTTCTTTTAATGTATCGATTTTAGATACATTCCAAGGTAAAGTGTATATTTTTGCTTTAGGTAAATTATTACGCTGAATAGCTTCTTGAGTCCATTCAATAGGAATTGATCGAGCAGTTACGTAATAATCTACTTCAAATGTTGGACGATTTATAATAGGCATATTAATCCAAAAATCCTTATCTTCCTTAAGTGTTTTTAAGTTTTCTGACATATTATAATCTCCATTCCAATAATCTGAAATATTAACTCCAAAGCGTTTAGTATATGATCCTAAGAAATCGAATACACAATCATCTAGATCTAAGGCAACACATGGTTTAACTACTGGTGCAATTATTCTATCATCGCCCTGAGGATAAATATGATAAAATTCACAAAGAATAAGTGCATTAGTTGCAACTTCTGCAATATGTAGTAACTTTTCGTTAATATCTACATAATCCTTTCCTAATTCAAACTCATTTAAATGCTTTTTAAGAGAAGATAATACTTCTGTCCAACTCATTCCATACTTCCATTGATTTTTATTATATTTACTTAATTTATGAGTAAGTATTTTAGAAATTTCTTTAATACCATGAGTTGGAACTAAATCGTATCTAATATCCATGTTATTCTATAGGTTTATATTCTCCGTTTTCATCACATTCACACTCGTCTATCCAATACCAATTATCATCAATTTTTATCATTTCTTCATTATCAATAAAAAACCAATCGTCACCTATATTTGCAAAACTATCAAACGCTGCATCAACACAATCTTGATCAACATAGTCGTATGTATCAAAGGATCTATCATAAAAAACTTTTACTGCAGTATCTATTGCAATATAAGAATCTTGATATTCACTATAAGTAGCACAATTCTCACACAAATAATTATCTAAATAATCTGATCACATACCTTCGTCAGATAATACATGAGTTCCGCAGCAACAACAAGTGTTATAAGAAGTATAACTTCCATCAGAATCTGATAAAAACCTAATACAATCTTTTAAATTATCATTATAAACATTACTTAAATAAGAATGACCTTCTAAACGATAAAAATAACGAAAAGAATCTAAGTATGGAAATCAATCATAATCTGATTTTACGGGTATTTTCAATTCAGAATACTCATATTGCCATGTTTTCTCATCATCTAAATATTTAAAAAAACAATCTTCTTCATCGCTAAGTAAACTATTATCGTATCTTATTCTTCATTTATTCTTTTTGGCATATTGAATAAATTTAGAATAAATTTCATCTGCAGAATAATAAACTCTATCCATATAAACATTATTATCTATAGTTCATAGTAGAGCTCTTCCAACTAATCGATTGTATTTAGTTAAAATCAACATAGAACAATATGGATTACTAGTATATATTTCAAACCAATCTTGATTGTCTATGTGACGCATACAACTATTACTTAATGTACCTCCTCCTGATCTATTATAATGAGTTTCATTATATCAATACGCAATATCTTTTCCTGTTACAATATTTCATTTATAATCTGCACCTAATACAATTGCTTTTAAGTGATTATTAAATACCTCATAACTATGATCTGTATATTGCTTAATAAGTATTTTATGTAAAACTCTAGATATTTTCCCAGATATTCAGTTCTTTTTAGTTAAATTGCCATTCGAATAAACTAAATTTTTACCTTTAGGTAAAAAACTTAACATAAATGCATTAGGATCAAAATCTAGATAACATGCATAATCGGTAATTCTACTAGCTAATTCTGCTTTACCTCACATTTCCCAAAAAGATGAAAATGCTTTAATAGTTAGTAATTCAGTAGCTATTTCATCATCAAATCATTCTGTAATTTGTGATAAATAAGAAGCAAGCGTATCTGAAATAAAATTTAATGGTTTTTGAACAGATTGATTATTCATATTAAAAGATTATAAATAGTCCGCGTTAAAAAGGTCTAACGCGGACTTAAGTATAATATATTATTGTTGTTTTTCAGATGGAGTAGGTTTGTTATTAGCTCCAAGAGCTTTACAGAAAATATCTGCAAATTGTCCAGCTAATCCGAGATCAGTATGAGGATCAACTTTTGGAGAAAATCCAAGTTTCATATCAAGTTCGTTCTTTTCTTTATTTAAAGAGAGTATTACAATAACTTGTTGCCCATTTGAATTTTCAAATGTAACTTTACATGTGTTCATATTTAATTTCTTTTATAGGATTTAAGTTAAATGACGATGGCGTTACTTTAATAGTATTATCTAAAAGAAGATTTTTAGATAGACTCTCAGGAGGATATAAATAGCATTTAATTTTATTTTGATTGAGTAACGAATTATAAAAATGTGCACCAAATGCAATTTTACCCCAATCTAAATCTTGTTGAAGTAAATATTCAAATGCATCTTCACTATATTTTTCTTTTGATCTACCAGATGGCATAAGAGGTAGTAACACAAAGTATAATATTGTATATTTAAATTCTTTATAAATATCTAAGAATTTATTAACACTTTCAATATCTTTAATAATATAATGAATATTAATATTTGTATTCCCAAAAGTATCTAATTTATATATAGCTCTTCTCCATGCTTTACTAATATGTTCTGACCACTCATTAGCAGAAACAGCAACTCCTCCAACAAAATGAGAGGTATAGTCAAGTATTTTAGTACTAAGATCAGAGTCTTCTGCTATAGTAATACCGTTCGTTGTATAGTTTGGAACAATTCCTAAGTAAAATAATGTTTCAAGAAACTCGCAGAAGCTTTCGTGCAAACTCGGTTCGCCTGTTGACGTTGGCGACAGTAATATTTCTATTACCACAGAGTACATTTTCATCCTATAAGGATGTCGCGCCCTTCAAAGTTTTATATTCTTCGTTAGAAGGTTCATCCATACTCGTTACACTACTTTAACATATTACCTTTAAAGTTAGCACGGTGTTACCATATCACTTCTGACTTAGGTTTCACCGTTAGCCTCATTAGAGACCTCCGAATTTATTTCATCGGATTGGCGCGATACAATACTAGAATTACTTCCAGTATGGGCGATTTCGTATTTAATTTGATAAGTACATTTATCAATTAATACTAAAATTATTATTCACCAATTGCCACTTGAAATGGCCTTTCATTTTCTGTCATTTGTCCAAAAAAGAATTTAGCCTTTTCACAAATATCGGTATAGTTTACTCCCGAACTTTTAGCACTAACATAACACATTGGACAATTAAGATTACACTTAGTATTAATTCCAATATCATAAAACTCAGGATAATCAAGTTCGCTAGCCTGTCCTGTTCCTAATCGGAGTGTTTTGAGATTATACCATATTGCATTATAATTTTTATCTGGAAATACTCTTCTTTTAATTCCCCAACTTGTCCAATCTTTCATAATTTAATCTCCCAAATAATATCTAATTTTATAATTTGCTTTACCTATTTTCTTATTTAAAATTCCCTCGAAACCAGAAATATAAAATTCTTTTACTGAATTCTTACAATAAGGATAATCTACTTCAATCCATTTATCTGGCAATTCTTTATAAAACTGACTTTTTAGTTCTGATTCTTCGATGTTAGATTTAGAACAGTAATCAATACAAACATCTATTTCTGGTTCTTGCCTATATCCAACGATACTATCTAATATCTGATATATTTCTTTAAGATGTTTTTCAGAAGTTATAGTACAAAATAATTCAGATGAACTATTAGTTATAATATCTGAATAGCTTTGAATTGGAATTAATTTATCGATCTTCATATACTTCATAATTAAATAAACTTCTTAAAGAAGAAAGAATTACAGCCGCTTCAATACACTCTGTTGTATCTTGTTTTGGAGTAACCATTAAATCTGAACTATCATCATATAATATTTCAATTGTAAATAAATCATCTGCTTGAAGTGTAGATCCGCTTATTTTAAGAAGATCATTAATAAGCTCTTTAACTGTGTTAATAGCAGTCTCCTTTACACGAATAAATACCTCTGTACTGCTATTTGTAACTATATCAGTAATACTTTGTATATTAATTATATTCATATCCACTTGTTACAAAATATCCTCCATTCGGAAAATGCTCAGAAAGCAATTGTTCAATTAGTGCACATGTATTTTCAGTAAGTTCTTCATTTTCTCCATATTCCACCTCAAATGTAATTGAATATGTTTTAATAATACACGATCTATGATATTTAACTTTAAATGGAAGAAAAGAATTTAAATAATCTTCAATATTTTGAATTATCGTCTCAAAATCACTTTCTATAGAGCAAAACACAGTAGTTGATGAATTAGTAATTACATCAACATAAGACTGAATATTAATGCCAACTTTCATAATATATATTCGGATATAAAGAATCTTTTATAGATTGCCATGTATCATAATCCATATGATCCCCTAAAACTACAAAAGAACAATTTTTATACTTATCTAAATCATTGTTTTTAATTGCTTCTCGTAGTGCATTTCGATAGTCATCTATATCAAGCCCATCACATGTTGTTTTAGGTGGATTTTTAAGATATTTTCTTATTTCAGGTAAGAGTATTTCTTTTTGTTCAAGATACCGCTGAAGGTCTCCTATATTTTCTACATATAAAAAATCTTCAAACGCACTGCTGTATCTATCTCCTTTAACTACAAATAATTCACTACTACTATTTGTAACAATATCTGAGAAAGATTGAGTTTTTAAAATAATTATTTTCATTTTAACCTAGATGATAACGTTTACCAAGTCGTTCAAATTTTTCTTGATATTCCCATGTAGGATTATCGTTTTTAGAATACATTGCAAAGGTAGTATCAGGAATCATTGCTCGAATTGTTCTTAAACCTTCAGGCAGATATTTAAGACTAAGTTTATTTATATTAGGATCCCAATTTTCGTAATCTTCATAAACAAATTTTGGTTTTAATCCAAAATGTTTAGCAACTCCTGTACGTTTTGTATTTTCTTTAGTAATAGGAATATTTCTAATTTTATAATCAAAATCTGATCCACCATATATCCATTCTAAATACGTAGCTAATTCATCATCACGCATTCTATTAACCTGTATTGGTTCATTATATTCTAGGTTCCAACAAGGATGAATTAAAGAAAGAATTAATACTAAATCTTCAAGCTCTCTATTTTTAAATACAAATAATTCGCTAGAACTATTTGTAATAATATCAGTTATAGATTGAATATTAAATTCAAATAAAATTTTAGTATTCATATTCTCCGAAACTAAATAAATCCGACAAATTTTCAATTTGCTCTTTTAATGCATCTGTATTAGGTATAGTAGTTTCAATTGTATAACGAGTAAAAATTAAACCGTACCGTACAGTATCATTATATATTTTAGCTATTTCTAAAAGACTACTACCTACATTTGAGAGCATATTTTCAAGTAGATTCCATTTTTCTAGAAAAATATTAGAATCAATACCAGAATTTTCATAGACAATTTCAGCTAGAGTTTCTATCTGGCCACTAGACAAATCACTTAATGAATCATAATCAACTATTTCTTTAACATTAATTGATGAATTATTTATACCATAAACCTTTAAAATAGTATCAATAAGTAATTGTAGATCACTAGTTGAACCATTACTTATACAAAAGGTTTCAGTACTAGAATTAGTTATAATATCTCCAAAAGATTGAATAATAATTTTCATATTTTAATAAAATAAAATAGGAGATCAAAAGATCTCCTATTTAGTTTACAAATAATATTTTTTAATAAGCTTATAAAATAGTTTCTTATCCATAATAACAGCTTCTCCAACAGAACAAATATTTATTTCCTTCTTTTCCTGTTTATTTCAGATTAATACGAAATCTTCGTTATTAATAGATGATTCTTCTCTAATCTTAAAATAACTAGGAGTATTTTGTACACATTTTAGTTGTATTCCTAAAGGTAGTTTTTGTTCTGTATCAATTAAATCCTGTTTATTATCATCTGCTCTTTTACTTTCAGATCTTGAAGTTACTATTCCAGTAAATCCTAGTTCTCTTAACTCTTTAGCTATTCTAATTTCATACGAATGTCCTTTGACTCTAGAATATCCTTTAGATCGTTTCCTCTTTGGTTTTATTTCTTCTGATACTGTCTTCTTCATCAATATATTGTTTTGCTATATTAATTAAATTAATTGTTTTATCTAATCCGTACTTTTTATAAAAATCTGAAATATCTTTACAATGATACTTTCTCGGAATAAATATAATAAATAAATCTGGATATTTTTTTCTAATCTTATTCATACTAGAAATCCCAGCAATGTCCGAATCATAGAATAAAACAATTTTCTTAAACTTAGCTTTTAAACGTTGATATTGGGAATCAGTTATAAAACAGTTTTCAGAAATTGGAGCAATAGCTGGAAGATTACTACATTCATATATAGTCATTACATCTTTTAGAGATTTTGTAATAACTAAATATTCTCCACCATTTCTTGGAAGTTGTTTAGCACCTTGTAATTGAATTTGTTTTCAATTAGAAATAAACTTATATTTTCTATTACCTGGATAGTAGATTCTTCATTGTTCTATATCATCTTTTATTCCTCCAAAATATCCAAATACTAGCTGGTTTTCTTTATATAAGTGAAATATTTCTCCATTTAAAAACACATTTTTACATGAGTAAACTCTAAATTTCTTTAAAGTTTCCTGCGAGATTCCAAACGATTGTCACCAATCTAATTCAAATCTATTTCAATCTTTTAACTCTACTTGAATAATAGCATTACCTTTATCTTCAAACTTCGTTTCAGAATATTTCTTAATTTTTGATGGATTAATAGTTAAATCTTTTCTAGAGATTATTCCAAAATCATTTGCAATTATTTGTAATGCTTTGTAAAAAGAGCAGCCAAATTTATACATTACTACCGATATACAATCTCCAGAAAAATCTCCTCGAAAATCTTTAAAGATAATTGTACCTTTTTTATTTCTGTAAAAAGCACAAGTTGGACGAGAATCAACTCTAAGTGGAGACTTAAATAAGCCTTTTTTGACAGGAATACCTAAATAATGCTCCATTAGAGTTTCTTCTCGCACTTTTGATAAAATCAATTCTTTGGTAACTGTCGGTTCTAATGTATAATTCACTAAATATATTTAAATACTAGAAGGGAAGATCATCATCTTCATTTACATCTGCTGCTCCAAAATCTGATTTCATATCACTTAGTACGTTATCAGATTTTGTCATATTTGTTGGAGTTGCAGTCGCAGCAGCTTGAATTCGAGACATTTCATATGAAGAAAGAGTCAAATCCTTGCCAATTACTTTAGAACTAATATAAACAATCCCCTCTCTATTAATACTAGCTACATAACTAGGAAGACTTGCGTATCCATTTTTATTTGGAAGCAGTTTAATTTGAGTTTGCGTACCAACTTTTGAATCAAGAATCTTTTTCAAAAGTTTTACGATACCATCAAACGAACTTGCTTTAAACTGAGCCTCTCCTTTTTCAATTTTTTCACCAGCTTCAGGATTCAAGGCCATAATAAGTTGTTTACATTTAGCCATAAATTGTTCAGCAGGAGAAGCCTGTTCACGTTCAACTCCATTACGATCAGTTGTAGTCTTACGTTCAGCCGAAGTTGGTTCAAACATCTTATCATCGAAAATACCAGAACCGTCTACAGCTTCAAAATGAATATCAATAGTACCTACTGCATTAGGACCAAAGTCCTCTCCACGTTCAATCCCTTTAAATATTACATCATGAATTCCACATTTAAGACGATTATTTTCTACCACTCGTGCAGTCGCAACTGCACCCATATCAAACATATTTCCCATAGTTATATTAATTTATAATAATTTATTAATTTTTCTGTATTAATTAAAACGGAAGAGAATCTTCTTCATCAGAAACTGTAGAGTTAGTAATAATTTCGTTTGCAATATCTTCTAACTCAATTTCTTCATCTTTTAATTCTTCTGAAACTATTTCTGAATCACTATCGTTCAAAGGAACTAGTTTAAATATATGTTCTTTAAATGGTTGTAATTCAAAAACAATTCCATATTCTAATAATATTGTCCTTTGATTTCCTCTAAAAGACACAGTATTAGATTTTGTTAATTTATTTCCTGCTTTTTTATCTGTAAAATATTCAGATTTAGCAATTACAGGAAATATTTTTTCTTTTGATTCCTGAAAATAATTGATAGAAATTCTATCTTCAGGATTAGCATCGAGGAGAGCTAAAGCAGTATCTGAAATAATTAATTTATTTGCAGTAACTTCTACAATAGCTTTTCCAGTAGTATCTCGTTTAACAGTAACAGAAGTCGAATTAGTAACAGTTAAATTTGATACCTTTTTAGTTGTTTCATCAAAATCAAATGATATTTTAAGCATTTCTTAACGAAGGATAAATTTGAGTCCAATCATAAACAACTGTTCCATCTTCTTGGTATTTACCTAAAACAATATCTTTATTTCTAAGATGAGCAGGTCTTGCTCCACATTCAACAAATTTATCATTAGTATTGAAGCTTAAAATAGTGTTAGATTCATCATCGCGATACAAATCATTTTTTGTTCAATTACATTTGTAATCTGATTCTATTACGAATCAACTATATATTTCTATATAGATCAGACTATATCATATTCCTAATTTTAGGAACCCTCCTTGTAGTCGTTGAGGCTATTTTAATCGCCTGCTGATTGTCCAATCTTAATCATTTTTACCCTTTGGTAGATTAAGCTCTAAGGAGTTTCCAGCATATACGAGGTTTTCGATAATTATTACTAATTAAAGGGGCATTCTTAAGTTAACCCAATTGCATCGCTTTTAGAAGCTAAAATACGTCCTGTTTTCACATTGTTATCGTAAAGGCTTTTTATCCTTTACTTCTTATAGTTTCCTATAAGGTCAGCATATGTTTTCACCCACAACTTTATTTGTTAAGGGCATCGGACACTCGTGGGAAAATTATATTCTTAATTTAAGTTTCATTTCCTATGCGTTACGATACTAAAGATTCTTTAATTTCTTTAGTTATCTCGGCGTTAGCATATTCTTTATCAAAATCTATTTTAAAATAGTTATTGATCCAAAACTTAGCCTTCGCCGATATTGCCCGATCGTTATCTATAAAATCACTTTTATAGACGGCAAAATTTTACCTAACAGGTCAATTTGCTTCGCTGTTAAATCACTATTTGCAATAGCTGCATCTTTAGCATGACAGACAAGTATTACATTTCGAGTACACTTAGCAACCATATTAATAACTTGCTCTAAAGCATCTCTCATAAATTTATACCCAGCTCCCATTGCCGCGTCAATAACGTCGGTACCAGTAAACTTCTCTCCAGCAGGAGTTTGTTTATACAGATGTAATGCTAAAGGTTTAACTATATCTTCTAACGCTGTAACTGTATCAATTGTAATAAAATCGTAAGGTTTTCCAGCTTTAATTACTTCTTGACAAACTTCTTTAATATCTTTTACAGACGTTACTCTAACTTTAAGTGCTTCAATATATGCTAATCCACCTTCAGTATCAAGCATCAAGTTATTGGGAAGTTCTGCAAGAGCTGAACTTTTTCCTTGTTTAACTTTTGAGAATATAATTAAATTTCTCGGATCTTGTGTTTCTGCAGGTAGTTTAGATTTTGGCAATTCCATAATTAAAACGTATATTCAGTATTAGTTCTTATTATCTTTTTATCTATATCATTTTCTGATAAATCTTGTTGTATAATACGTTTTGTTTTACACGGAATATTTAGAGAAGGTTCTCTAATTAATTTTATATCAGTAATTTGTTCGGGTAAAGGTAATTCCGTTCACCAACCTACGGAGCCATAAAATCCACAATTTAAGACTTGATTAGCAATTCCATATCGATTTTTACTTATAATCAACCCTCTATATGTGTCTCTTAATCCTCCTCCATTTTCACCTAATATTTTATATCCTCTACAAGTAGAAAGTTTTTCTCTAGCAGGATAAAATATTTGTAAGGTTACATCGCTATCGTTTACAGGAGCACTTGAAGCCATAATATCATTTAAACCTGGTTCAGATAAATCAGCCTTTCTTCTATCCATAGAAGACGATTCTCTATTTTGCTGCATAATCATAAATCAAGATATTCGATATTTACGCTTAAGCGTTACCATATAAGAAGATGTTAAATCAATTTCTTCCTTTATTTTCCTACCTTCTTCTAATTTTAATCAATTTTGTTATCCTAGAAGTTTTTTATCTTCCAGTTCTTATAGTTTCCTATAAGTTCGGCATACATTTTCATCTTCATTTAAGTAAGATGTCAAACACTCTTGGAAACATTTTATTCTAATTTCTTAGGTTCAGTTTCTATGCTCTACGATAGCTTAGACTCTTTAGTTTCTAAGCTTATCTCGGTATTAGCATGATAAAAATCATCAAATACTTTCTTCTTACGTAAAAGAAAAAAGTCTGCATTTGTATATATCAGCTTATAAAATTTTTTTAAACTTTCTTTTTTGCGTATAAAAAGCCGATACATATCACAAGATGCAACAGTTTCGTTTGTTCCAGACGGTATTCATATTGTTTTTCCTGATCTTTTTTCTAGATTTATTGTAGAATCAATCCCAAATATTTTTAATTTTTCTTGTATTTCTTCTAAAATATTTCTAGTTGGAGAACAAATATTTCCTTTTAAATATTTTGGGACTCCTTTAACTTTACATACAAAAATCGAACCGTCTCCGTCAAAGTATCCTCTAATAAAATGTGGAATTAAATCAATAGAAAGATTAGAAGGAATCGATAATTCAGAGTAAGTTTTTCCTACTTTAATTCCATATTGAGATAAATTTTCACAAATAATTTGAGAGGAAATAGCAAATCCGACGTTATTTCTTCTTTTTTGAAGTGTTATTTCAGGAGAAAAATAATTTTTTATTTTTTCTACTAAATAAGAATCGGAATCTTTAAGACAAAGAACAATTTGTTTACCACTAGACGACCCATCCGCCATTAATAACCCAATAATATATGCTTCTATGCCATTATTAACATTCTTACAATCTCAATTAATTGTAATACAATTTTTTCTGCTTATCCGTCTTTGTTCACCACTAGATCGAATTTTAATTCCATGTTTTTTAAAATGATAATAAGCATCTGTATGAAAAGTGGAATTAATTGCACTAATTGACATTCCACTCTCATACATTTGGATTAATTTGTTCAAAAATTCAGTAGTAATTTGTTTTCCCATATTTTAATTTTTTATTGTAACTATTTTTATTGATCAAAGTTACATTAATTAAATAAGAAATACAAATATTACTATTTAATTTTTATTTTAGCTTTTACCGATATTGTTTGATTTTTCAATAATTATTTCTAATTAAAGTGCCATTTCTAGCAAAGCATGATCTATAACCCCAATAACTTTCTGATTGGGATTATTAGGAATATAGATTTCTCTTCCATCTATTTCCTCGATCTTTCCAAGCTTTTGAAGTATAGGAATAGTAGTTTTATACAGAATTCTTGCAGATAAACCAGAATCAAATATAATTAATCTATCTTCAATACTCTGTATCCACTCTTTTGCCTTTCGTAAATATTCATAATTTTCATCAGTTAATATTGAATCAAACGAAAGAACATTATTAGTCGTTAAATAAATACCAAATTCTTCCGCACAATACAAGGCCATTAATTTAGCTAATAGGATTTCACTACCTAATTCAAGACTATAATAAATAAAATATACTGGATCTGTACTATTACGTAGCATTTGATACATAAAAAACAATACGAGTGAAGTTTTACCTCCACTACTTTGAGAAGATATTAAATAATAGCGACTATCTTGAATTCCTCCTATTAGTTTATCTAATTTTGAAAGACCAGTTGATGTACCAATGTTTTTTCCCTTACGTCCGTCCTCAATTAGTTTTCAAAGAATTCCAATATCGCTCATGAATTACATACTTTCATATACATCAAATGAAGAAACTGTTTCAGGAGTAATTCCCTTTTCTTTCATTAATTTTAAATCATTCCATTTACAACTTGCAACAAATTCTAATATTCCACTTTTAATAAGTTTATTAGATTTTGCTCATTCTAATAAATCCATAATTTCTTTATGTTTTTCTTTTGAATGTCCAATTGTTTTAGAATAATAAAAATAAAATTCATCTAAAGAGTAAAACTTTTTAGAAATGTTTCTTAAACTATATACTTTTCCATTTACAGTACAAAAAGGTTCATAGTTATCAAACAATTCTTTACCTAATTCTCCAGAATGTTTAATATAGCTTTTAATAAAATTCTGATTAAATTCTATATCATTAGGAATATATTTATCAGGATTATAGTTTTTCTTTATAATTCCTTTTTCTTTTAAAGAATTAAATAAAGGTTTCAGATATTTTTGTCCTCCATTATTTAATCATTTAGAAAGATATTCTGGATGGCCTTCTTCATCTTGAGCTAAGAAAGTTAAATAAATTAATAGTAACTCATCAGCAGTAATATTATATTCAATTAGAATATTTATAATTGTATTTAATTCCACTAAAATTAATTTTGTTAATCAAAAATTAACTTCAAACTTTTAGCTCTAGTTTATTAGATGTTTAGTTTGTGGAATTGTTAAAATCTATATTCAATACTTTTAATTGTATCTCTTTGTCTAGTTTCAATTTGCTGTCTATTTAAAACTGCATCTAGTTGATCTTCAGTAATAGTTATATAAGAATGAGTTGAAGAGTTTGAATACCAATTTTCTTCCATTGTTCCAGCTATAATTAGACTAAATACTTCTGAAACTTTATCGCCTTCTTTTCTTAGTATTCTGCCTAAACGTTGATTTTTTTGGATAGATGCGCTAGTTCCACTAAGTATAATTGCTACACTTAAGTTTGGAACATCTAGTCCTAAATCTGCTGCTTTATTAGTATTTAATACACCAACTGATAAACTTGAAAACTCTTCTAAAGTTAATCTATTTTTCTTCTTTGTTTTACCGCTATGTAATGTATATCCATATTTTATTTTCTCAGCTTCAGCAATAGTTGCAGAAAAAGTAATACATTTACAATCCTGTCTATGCTCTAATATTTTATGTGCTATTTCTAATTTTTTTGGATGTTTCATCACAAAGTCTTTCCGTTTCTTTAAACACCTCAACCAATCCATAGCTATTGCTGTTATTTGATCGTATGAAACTCCCATATGTTTAGCATATGCACGGCGTTTAATAATATTTGTTACACATCCCATTGCGGTGTCAAACTCATAGTTAAAAAAAGAAAAATACGAGTTAAACTTTTTATTTAACTCTCAATACTCACTTAAATCAACTTTGAGTAATATTTTATACTCTCGATAATCAGATAATCAATTATTTTCAATAGCTTCTTCTACAGTAACTCTATCAACAACAGGACAATATTTTTCTAATAGTTTATGTCTACCGTCTAATCGTTCAAGAGTTCCTGTTAGACCTAATATATATTTATATTTTACAGCGCTAAATATCTGAATAAAAGTTGGACTACAGGCAGTATGGATTTCATCAATAATTAGTAAATCTACAAAATATCTTTTTTTAATAATTGTATTAATAATTTCAACCTTACAACTACTAAATAAATGATATTTAATAAGCTGTCTATCTCATTGTTCTTTTAGTATTTCTGTAGGAACACTTATAAGAACCTGAGCATCAGGATTAGATTTTAACATTGACTGAATTAACATTATAGATAAAAATGTCTTACCATAACCTGTAGTGCATTCTAATATCCCTTTACCATTATTATCTAATCATCGTTTAATGCTTTCTTTTTGTCGAGTTGTTCTATCGAGCAATTTCCCAAATTTTACATTTACTACAATCGTGCTCTTTACAGTTATGACAAATGTAAGATGCTTCTGCGTATGAAATAGTTGAATAATTATCTAAATTACTAATGCCATCATCTCCATAGTTATCATAATACCATGAACAATACGCTTTATCAGGAGAATCATGAACATATACTTTTATAGCTTTATTTATAATATCATAAATAAGATTTAAACATTTTTCTAATTCATTTAAGCGTCCATATTCTCTTGAAGTATGTTCTTTATAATATCCACAAGATAAATTAATAGCAGAAACATTAACTGTTTCTTTTAATACGCCAATATCTGTAAATGTTCCAATTGCAGGCTTATATTTATATTTTTGTAGTAAATCTGAAATATCTTCAAGAAACTCGTCAGAGGCTATTTTTAAACAATTTGTTTCTACAATTATATCAGAATTTCCTCGTCTATCAGGCTCAATCATAAATCTAATATTGCTAAAAAATTCTGAATTTAATTGTGCTTCTATAGCACCTATACCATAGGATTCTTCTTGTACAGTAAAACACACTTTGATGTCAGGTAATATTTTTAATAATTGTAAAATAATACAAATACCAAACTTATCGTCTGCTCCTAATCCACAAGGTTGTTTAGTATCCTCTGTAACAGCTCAGATTAAATTATTTTTAAGCATAATTTTTCTAGGTATATTAAGATTATGTATTTCATCCATATGTGCTATTAAACAAGGATACGTCTTAGGAGAAGTCGTATTTTTTGTAATAAACAGATTTCCTACTTTATCTATTTTATATTGAATTCCTTTAATTTGATAACAATAGTTTATAATATATGTTGTCATTGGGAATTCAAGACCAGATGGACTATTAATTAAACATAATTCCTCTAGTAGCGGTAAATTTAATTTTAACAAAATTAGTAATTATTTATAATTAAACCTAATAAATTAGAAAAAATTAAAATTGATTTGGAATTTATAAAATTAAATTAGTTAATATCTAAACTCCAATTTTTATATTCTGCTACACGTTGAATATTGTTTTTAATAGTCTCCCACTTATGTATATGATAATCGAGATCGTTATTTAACAATAGTAATATTTTATCTCGCAGTGTCTTCAATGTAACAGAAGGAAGATCAACAATTTTAGGTAAATTTGGCATTTGACGCAATGCTCGAAATTCTGAATAAGAAAGTCCAGTAGGACATATTCTTAATTTAATTTCAGGATTAATAATTAAACGTTCCTTAATTACATCCATACGATTACGCATTTTACCATTACTATCATACTCAGTTAATTCTTCCTTTTCTGCATCAGTCAATCAGATACCTTGCGCTAAAATAAACTTATCAGAAATCATCTTTTTATTAATAATTTCTAATTTATCAAAACAAGCATCCATTAACTTTGCAAGTGTAATCTTTTCATAAATTGCTGGAAGTCCTGTAAATATTGTTGCAATTGAATCAGATAAAGACAGATTATCTGCTGATTTACGTTGATTTATATAATCAAGAATATCTTTGCGAGTTTTAAGTGCATCAACCTCACATTCAGTTAGCAAATAACGTACAAATAATTCTGCATTACAATCATTATAAATTCGATTGATATTTTCTCTAATTGTTATTTTCCCTGGATTATACCGATTAGTATTGTATAGCATTTCATTACTATGCTTTCAGAACTTTTTTAGTTCTTCTCTTGTACAATCCATTAATTTAACATCTTTTCCATTTTGAAAACGCCACGTAAACGAATTAATATCGTTACTTTTATTTTCAATTGCTTGCTGCAATATACTTCCAAATTCTGTACTCATATATTTAAAAATTAAATTCTTTATTACTTATATTTTCTTGTACTTTAATAAAGTTTATAAAGTAACAATTAGTATAATTATAGACACAAAAATCTTTTTGTTCTGGATTATACCATTGTGTTACTCCAGCCTCTACAAACTTACATGTTAAATATCCAACATCTCCTATTTTAAGTTCAGTAGAATAGTTTCAATTAGGTGGTTTAGTACAAGCAATATACTTTAATTCGCTGTTTAGTTCTTTATCAACATCTTCAAATACATAATTAGTATATGTACCATCTTGTACAGCAACTAATTTACATTTCAGAGTTAACATATTGAACTATATTGTTTATTCCTAACAAATGAAATCTTGTATTATTAATAGTTTGGAACATGTTTTGATGATAGTGACCATAATACCAATCTTCTATGGTATTTGTTTTAGAAAGTTCGTTATAAAGACGTTGTAAATAATCTCTTTCATAGATCAATTCATCCATTAGAGTTAGATCATCTTTACAAAATTGCTTAACTATAGGATTATCGAATCCATAAGGATAAGCACAAGTAGGAGCACAATGACTACAAATTATCTGTATATTTTGGAATTGTGAAAAATCATCTAAATAGGCAATTTTTTCATCTTCCCAATAACCCCAGCCATTTTGTTTCCGATAAAGTCGATCTATTGAGGTTCCACCGCCAATAGTTAGAATTCTTTTATTTTTAAATTCTATAATATCATAATCAGATAGAGTAATTACTCTTCCTGATTTATATTTAGGGTTCTGAAACACAAGAGGATTATCCTTTACTGTTCAATTAGAATCGTTACTTCTAATTCGTTAATAACTGCTTATACTTCAAATTTGTATAAGAACGGACTATATCTTCATCTTCGACATTACTCGTTAAGAGTTGGGTATTTCGAATCACTTGATTCTACTTCCATTTCAGGAATAGTCTCTGAACGTTCCTCTAATGAGGCTTCGCTGCTGATTGCCATCTCAGGTTTTCCAGCAATTAACCCAATTTCATTTGATGATTTCTCATCAAAAGCACAAATGATTTCTTTAAATTTATTGTATTTTCGATTTCCAAAAATTGTAGCATCTTTATACATATAATTATATAAGGATTTACAATTTCTTTTGCCATTTCATTCCATCATACAGAACGCTTTTCTTTCTTTGTCTTTCCCAAAATTAAGTTTATTTTGTGGGACTACTTTAATAGAAGCAAGATAATCTCTAAGAGAAGTAATAAAATTAGTGCATCCTGTAAAATTTACTTTAATATTTTTAGCATATTTAGAAACACTGCCATCTCCATCAAAATAACCTCTAATAAAATGACTAATTAGATGTTTTGGAACCTGTTCTTCTGTAGGAAATTTTAGAACTAAACTTTTATTTGGAACACATCCTAATTTTGCCAAATCTTCACAATATTTTTGAGAATATAAACGATATGCATATTTGATTTGTCCATTGTATTTCTGGACAATTTTGTTTAGTTTAGTGTTTCCTCCAATAGATTTTTGAATTTTTTCTAAGATATCTAAATCGTAATCTCGCAATTCTATTCCGACCTCACGCCCTTTAACAGAGTTTCACCCGTCAGCGTATAGTAATCCTAATATATACGCCTTTTCTTCAGAATCAATTCTTTCAAAATAATCAGGAGAAAGTTGATTTTTTATTAAAGAGTTTTCTTGCACGGTTCGGGATTTAATACCTCTAGTTTTAAATACATGATTGATTGAAGAAGGGGTCTTTCCAAAAATTTTGCCAAGTTCTACAAATGAAAAACCTTCATTATAAAGTTTGATGGCAATATCTAAATATTTTACACGACCTTTAGTCCAATGTAATCGACCATGTTCTATTAAATACTCTACACACGTCTTAACATCTATTGATGTCTGCTTCGAAATCTCTGAAATAGGCATTTCAGAATCAAATAAATTAATAACGTTTTCCATATTTATACCATTAAGTTTTAATTACGGTACAAATATACGTGTTATTTATGATAAAAACAACAATTTTAAAGAAAATTTATGATTACCTCTTATTAAAAAAATCACACAGTTTTGCTTCTCGCAAATCTTTTTAAGCTCGCTTAACTTCTGTTCTTCTAACTTTGGAGCAAACCCCAATCCTACATCTCCACATAAAATAATACAGGAGTTAGATATTTTATTTTTAAATCCAACTCCTGTTTTAATAAAGTATTTAAGATAATCTAGATTTGCGTGAATATCACCGCAGAAGAATAGATTATCAATATCATCTGGTACTTTAATCTGTGTCTCCTTTGTAAGCATTCATAATAGATTTTTCTTTACGCAACCAAGACCCTTCCTCTTCAGCAATATCAAGCGCAGTTCTACTAATAGACTCTTCTTCTCAATTTGTTATCGTTAAGCTTTTTATCTTAACTTCTATAAGTTGAATTCCTTATAGTTCAGCGTACATTTTCATCCTAATTTATTAGGAGTAGATCACTCTTGGGTTTATTTTATTCTTTTTCAAGTTTCAAAACCTACGCGTTACACTGACGTATTATATTATTAATACGTTTAGCACGGTATTAGCATCTCAGCTTTCACCGTTTTTGATCTATTTTATACTACATATTACTATGCAGCCAGGCAAAAGAAGTTTACCTGTTCTTGAACTAAACGTCCAACTTTTTCATCATCTCCGTTTAGCCAATTAAAAGTCGCCCAATCATTATCTGAAACTGCTTGATTTACCATATCATAGATAAGACCTGTTGTTTCAATTTCTTTATCTACAGTTAAAGCGAATGGTTTAATGTTATCATCCCATTTCTCTACAATTCCTGGAATTTCAGGATAGATAAATATAGCATCATTTTCGTTTAAATAACCATAAATCCAATCGTGATGAAGTTTTTCTTCTTCTGCTCGGTCTATATAATATTGTTCAAGTACAGCTAGACCTTGAGTACCATAAAAATTAGCAAAGGTACGATAAAGATTATGATTATACAATTCGTGTTGTAATTGACGTACTAGTAGTTCTACCATTTTATCTGATAAAGTACAGATACGTCTTTTCATTACATTTACTTCAGTTTTAGCTACTCTTGCGTCTGTAATTTGGTCTTGCGTTTGCGTGTTTGTTTTAAGTCGCATGTAGGATCATATTTTGAAATAGTTATACACTTATTGTTTCTTCAATAAGTATCTTCTTTAATATTTTGATCTGATTCAAAGTATTTTGAATAAATTAAACAACAAGTATTTTTGGTAACTTCAACTATTTCTAAACGATAATTATTCATTAATTATAGATAATAAATTAACTACTTCATTATGCATTGATTTTAATTCTTTAATAAAAGTTTTCAAATCAGTTACATCTAGTTTTTGACTTAATCGTTCATGTGAAATTGCCTGGATACAGTTTTTTAGAGTCATGCTATAACCGTAAAGTTTCCAATTTGTATTTGTATTATTACGAAAAGACAAATCAAATCTACCTCGATTATCAGACTCCATCTTGAAATCAGCTTCTTCTATTACCATATATATAGTCTGTAAATTGTATCGTGGAAATTAAAATGAAATTGATCTTCTAATAATGTATACAGATAAGACGAAATATAAAACTCTTTATCATTAATAGTAAAATGCATATCAAAATCAAATTCATCTTCATCATCAGTAATCATATACTGAGTAATATCAGCATCATTAAACCATATAATATTGAGTCCTTCAACAATAGAATGTAATTCTTCAAACTCTAGATGTAAAACCTCTTCTCCCATAGCAATGATATTAAAGATAAGTTCAATCTTACGAGGAATTACAATATCTCCAGTTCAATTATGTTTAATACAAGGATACCAATGATTACCTACTTTTTTAACTACTAATATATTATTCATTTATCTTGTCTTCTTGTAAGTTTAAACACTCTGCTGCATGGCAAGCATATAAATCTGCCATTTCGTTAAACGAATTTTCATTATGCCCTTTTACTCAAATAAATCTGGTATCGTGAATCTTTAAATATTCATATATTTGTCGCCATAAATCTAAATTTTTCTTAGAGAAATCGTTTGAAGAAATTCACTTTTCTAAATGTCCATTATTAATACTTCCAACAACATATTGTGAATCAGAATAAATAGTAATTTGTGTAGGAGTATCAAAATATTTTAATGTTTCTAATACTCCATAAAGTTCCATCCTATTATTTGTAGTATTTTTAAATCCTTGATAGATTTTTTTTATTATTTGCTGATTTTGAGTAATTATTGTTGAGTATCCTCCACAATTGATAGATGGCTTAAAGCTTCCATCAGTTCAGGCTTCGTACATATTACTTGTTTAAGAATATAGTCTTGTAAATACAAAAATATTTCTTCTCCTTCAAGACCATAACACCGCATTAAATGATACACAGCATGCCCAATCTCATGAATTAAAGTTAATACCCCAGAATCACTTTGTATCCATACATAACATACATTATCTGGAGTTATAAAAACTTTTCCATCAATATCATCAGTATAAAAATTTGTTAAATCACTAGGACAATTATGTACACTACATATATAATTATCTACTTCTTGGATATTATCTGATTGTAAAATAGTTACAATACTATTAAAAATTGGGATTTTTACTATTAACTTTTTCATTTAAGATTATCCTACTGTATCTATTATTTCTTCATATTCAGTAAATTCAAATACATCGATTCTTCCACTAAATATAATTTCTTCTTTTGTACAAAGTTCTTGAAGTTTTTCAATAAAATAATTTGGATCTTTAGAAGTACTAAATTTTCCTTTTATAACAATATCGTTAGTCATTTTGATAAAGTTCTTTTTCAATTTGTTTAGCGGTCGTAATAAATACTTCAGAAATGTTTTCTTTAGTAACTGATACTGTTACAATAGGAGTTTTAAGAGCACGTCCCTCAGATATTCTGCGCCCAATTTTCTTGTTATAAACATCTTTTCCTGAACAACAAGCTACTCCAAAAGAAAGTAAGTTTGTATCATAATCTAACGATCCACAAATAGTATATCTTGGATAACTTTTAATAATTTTACCAAAATTTATTTTATCTTTTGATAAATCTACGAAAGCTTCTACTTTCATTCTGGGAGCCGTGTGATAAAATCTAGATTTTTTCATAACTTAGTCTTTAAAATTTATAATCTATGTAATATAATATTTATCAAAAAAGAAATTAATAAGGCTCATAAGTACCCTATAATTGGAACTCCAAATAAACCTACTATAATTAAATTTCACCCGTATAATACAATTAATGGATAAATTCCAAAAGTAAATATTAGTTGAATTACTAATAATACTAACATTAATTTATGAAAGTCTTTAATATTTTCCTCACTTTTAGATATTACTTCAATTACTTCTTTTAATTCTAAAAAAGTTAATTGTGTAATTTTAAAATACAATCTAAAAATAGTTCTTATAGTATTTCAATAATTATTAATCGTCGTTAACATAGACTTTTTTATTTCGTTTATATTTATTCTTTAATTTATATATCTTATGTTTTAGAAGAGGCTTACCATATAATCTAATTTCCTCTTCTCTAGAAAATTTTCTAGAAGTTTTAATATAATCTAATGTAAATTTATCCATAAAATAAATATTTTAGAGGTATAGATAAGATTCGAACTTATGTATAAGGTTTTGCAGACCTTAACCTAACCACTCGGTCACTATACCTTTGTTTTCTATTTTCTACTATATTTCTTAATGTTTTCTTCTCTATCTCTTTTAGCATCCTCTGCTGAATAATTGTATCGATTATGGTATCTTGGGTAACGTAAAGGTCTATGTTCATAATCAAATACCCAATCACATACATCATAATCATTAACTATTTCTTTCTCCTGAGGAATTACAAAATTAAAAGTAGGATCATCTAAACGTTTTAAAGATTCTCGAAGATATTGACGGACTCTACGTTTAATAGTACGATAGTATGTACCATATCCTCCTGCATCTTTTATAATCGGTCGTTTATAACTTCTAGACATAAGTAGAAAATTTAAGTTAAAGTTTATTTTTGCTTAATTGCTTTATAAACTTCTTTTAACCACAAGTTATCTTTTGATCTTTGTGCTTGTAGTTGTTTTAATTTAGATATATTATCTTCTAGGCTATTTAATAATTGAGTAATTTGTTTTTCTCTAGCAAGTTTATATTCCTTATCTGCTAATTTTAATCGAGTCTGAGCTTCTGAAAGTTGGTTCTTGTAATATTCAATAGTGCCTTTTTGAGAAGTCTGTTCTAATTGATCAAGCACAAATTGTTTGAAAGCTATTAGATCTTCAGAACTAGGATTCCAATTAGTAACTTTTATAGTCATTTTTAGAACAATTTCTTCGAACCGTTCTAGTTTAATTAATTGTTCCTTACAACACTTAATTGTTTCACGCAAATCTGAGCGATAACTTTCAATAGTGAAATTTTCAGAAACCACTTCAATTAATCTAATCATTACAAGATTATAATCATTGCTTTGAATTGTTTCTAAAAACTCTTCTTCAAAAACATTACATTTCTCACAACTAATAAAAGCACGTAAACAATTTTTAGCAAATGTTTCAAAGGAAACTTCTCCAGTATTCTGAAAAAGAATACTTGTATAACCTGTGCATTGCATCTTTTTATATTTTGATAATTAAACATCACACATAATTATATATAACGTGTGTTCCTGCTTAGACTCGAACTAAGATATTCTGATTAGAAGTCAGAGATTCTATCCCTTGAATTACAGGAACATCTGATTTTATTTATATTGATGTATGACTATTCCATCGTTTGGCCACCAAATGCTTATATTATCGTTAAAAATAGTAGTGCCTAGATCATCAGTATCCATTTTAAAATTATCAATATAAGCAATACTTTGAGATTGAAAACTACTTTTTAACTTCGCAATTTGAGTTTTGTGATTAAGAATTAAATACAACATATTATTCGGTTTTAAGTTTTTGAAATTGAACTATTTCATACATATAATCTAATTTTCCAAAGAGTTCTTTTAAGAAATATTCCTCTGTTGGATGTTTGATATTATCATAAACTTTCATTACTACTGATTCTGAATTAGTATCAGGATCTGTATTTTTGGCACAATAAGTAACAGAATAAAGTTGCATTATTTTGAAATAATTTTAGTAGCAAATAACATTAAATCAGACATAGGAACTTTGATAATTAGGTCTTTAGCTGTAGGACGCATATATACTTGATATACTTTTGGATTAAATCTAACTATTTTAGAATAATCTACTTTATCGTATAAAAGAAATTTAATTCGATTTTTAGAAACTATAATTCAACTGTTAAATGTTTCAAAAGCAAAATATTTTGCTTTCCCATTTAGTCATCCTTTTTCTCCATTTCTATTTTGATATTCAATTCAATGAAATCTATCATTTAATGGTCCAGATCTTGTTTCGCCTTTAACTCCTTTTACATCAAATCCTATATTATTTCAGTACAAATCAATGTGATCAAACATATCTACTTTTTTAGAAGGATATGTAATAGTTCCTCCAAAATTATCGATTAAAATTTGAGCAAATTCTTTCTCTTTTTGCTTACCTATTTTAAGGAAATTATTCATTAGTAAGACTGAATATTAACTAAATTTGGTTCATATTTTAATAATACTTCCCTAATTCACTTTTTTGATGGATTACCTAACTTTTTTTGTATATTACCATATGTTCAATTATCACGTCTAAGAAATAAAACAATTGCTTCTTTTAAATCAATGTTAGGATACTGATTCTGAATAGGTCTGATATCTTCTTCAAATATTCCGATAGGTAAATTCATATTATTTATTCAATAAAGTTTTAAAGAAAAGTGTTATTACTTCTTTAATTTTAATATTATTTCGTTTAAGATAAACTAAATAATATATTATCATAACTAAGTTAGTTATAGGTATGATACTAAAAGTTATTTCAGTAAATAAATCAAATTTAGTATAATTTTTACAATCAACATATAAATCTACTGATAATATTATAATAAACGTAATAATAATTGTTAAAAAATATATAATTCACAACATAATATATAAGTTTAATTAAATTTTGCGCGCTGTAGAGGTGACGATCCCCTTCTTCTGGTTTTGCTTACTACTATAGTTTTCACTACCAAAAAGTACATCTTGTTTGTAGTCTGGAGCACGTCTTCATCATATCAAAATTGACTTAGATGCTTGATTATCTGCTCTCTCGCGGCTAGAAATTATTCTATTCCGACGTCGTTACCATCAGCACTATCTGTTAAGGATTCAACGTTATCATCAAGTACATTTATAGTATTTCTACTATAAAGCTCCATTTTAAAGACCAGCGTTCTGCCAACGTAAACTACCAGCGCTATTAATTCTTGCAATTACCAATATATTCCTATATAATCTCCGTAATTATCTACTAAGTAAGAGTTAGCTTCTAATTCAGGGATTATTTGTTGGAAATCTAAATTTGAATTTTTAATAAAGATTCCAAACTTTCCTTTTGTTGCTTCAGAGATAATAATATCTTCTATTTCACCTATACTATCAATAACTACTATTTTAGTATTATTTAATGAGTTATCGGCAGCAACTTTTCTCATAATATTTGCATTTACCATAATAATATCATCAATGTGATTGTATATAATTCTAAATCCAAGCTGAGTTAAGTCAGATGCAAATTCAGGTTTATGATAATCTCCAAAATAGATGATTCCAAATTTTCCTCTATTTGCAGCTTTCCTAATTGCTTCAAATATATCATCTAATGTTTTAGGTTCACACATGTCATTCCATCTAGCATTATATAAAGAAGTCATTAACGCATTATATGAGTCCATTAGATCTATTTTTAATAATATTATACAATATATAACTATTTTGAGTAAAGCTAGCTAAGCTACTAATTAATAAAGGTAAATCATTTATAATAATAGAATGTACTATCCAGAACAACATTCCAATCCAAATAGCTAAAAATGTATTAAATGATAAACCGCAAGTATCTTTTGTTTTATAAATAAAAATACATTGTGGTAAGTAGGCTAAAGTAATTATAATACAAGCAATAGTTCCAAAAAGCATTACTTAAGTAATAAATTTTCTAAAGCATTAAGAAATTTGTCAACTTTTTCATCTTGATAAAAACAGTCAAGATCTGTTCCTCTTAATTTATTTACCGCATTTGGATACATCTTATATGCAACATTAAATATAGCTTGACCATATCTAATACGCTGCGGCCTAGCATTAGCTTCAGAAATAATTTCAGCTTTATTTAGTTTCATCTTCAAAAAATGTAAGAATTTCTTTAAATTGTTTATAGTTATCTTTTGAGATAATGAATTCTCCGTATTCTCCGTATTTACTACGATAGCCAAATATATATTTAATACCTATTATTACTCGTTTCCAAAATGGGAGAGAACATAGATGATATTCCAAATATATTTCTTTATCATCTTTATTAAAATGAAGAATTAATAGGTGTTCTGAAAAATTACAAGAACATAGTATTGTAGAATATTCAGGTTGAGTCATGTTTTTATACTTATTTTATTATATTAATAATTAAATGTTATTAGACTTTATCTATAATATTTAATTACATTTACAAAAAGCTAGTTTAATAAATATACCGCATCTAATAAATTTAAATCAGTAAATCCAATTTGTGGATTAACTTGAATTAACTTACTTTTCTGATGTTCCAAAAAATCAGTTCTATCGTCAATAATTATATAATCTTTATATAATTTTCCAAAATTATTCCACCAATGTTGAATCTCTGAACCTCTAGATTTATCTTCTTGAGATACATCAAACATATGTTCTGGAGTTTCATCTATAATCAATTCTATAAAATCATTATCCTTCAATAATTTTTTATAACCAGTAGAATATCTCCAATCGCTAGAAATAACTATTTTTAAATTAGTTATTCTACATAATACTTTTATACGTTCTATACAAAATGGATCTAAGTCAGATTTTAACTCATTACGAGGACAAATATACCATTCTGTATAATTCAATACCCCATCGATATCTAAGAAAACAATATTATTCATAATTTAATTATTTTAGTACTCAGGGTGGGACTCGAACCCACATGTTACTATTACTTCACACTACATTCTCATACAAAGAATTCCTCTTTGTTTGGACTATGTCTTCTCCATGCATTTCTGTTTAGGAGGTGGGTATATAGTCTCTACACATTTAAAATAGAAGTTGCCGCGTCAGTGATAACGTATTCACTCCGTTGGACGACATATTAAGAATTTACGAACAAACGAAAATTCCTTCTATTTATTTAGCTCGGCGTTATTATGGGCGGTTAACTCCATACCTTCGCCGAATTAGCCCACATTCACATCAGAAGTTTTCTTCTGAGTGCTCAATTCCTTACGATATTTATGAGTTTGACTATGACAGTTAGGACAAAGGATTTGTAAATTTTCAAATCTATTATCTGTATGACATCCATTAATATGATGTAATTCTAAAGGAATAGGATTATCTCTTCAAATAGTTAAATTACAAATCTCACACTGATATTTCTTTTTATTTTCTTTTATAAGTTTCTTTAATAGATCAGATGATTTATAAGTAGAATTTTTTACACAGATTTCATCTAAAGTTTTTCCAGGATTTGTAGTAAATTTCTTACCTTTAAGTCATCCTTTTCCTACAAAATGAGAAGTATCAATGTTATATTCTTTGATCTTTTTAGTGATGTATGTTTGAGCTCCTGTACTTGGAGTAACATTCAGTTTCCTACATACATCTGCATAACTGTTAGATTCCTTTACTATTGGAATCAATAATTCTTTAGTATATTTTGTCCTTTTCATAAAAAATAATTTTGGTTAGTATAGACAAATATACTAAAAATTTACTAGTCTACCAAAAATATTGTTTAAAATAAGTGTAGCGAGTCTGCCTAATTCCTCCACCTGAGCTTTTGCGGAGAGCAATAGAATCGAACTATATACTTATTTCTAAGTACAAAACAACTTAGCAGGTTGTTCCTATCACCATCAAGGTTTACTCTCCTTATTCTTTCCTACCCTTTTATCTATAAAAGACCTGCTGAACTTATCCGAGTTTCTATGAACCTAATCATATTCAAGGGTACAGGCAAATAAAAATTAAATACTATCTGTTACAACAGAGTCAATAGCTACACTATCAACTGAATCTACAATAATAGAATCAGTTTTAGTTGTATCTGTTACTACTTCTACTGAGTCTACAGTTGTATTTTTTACACCAGTAGTATTACAAGCTATCATTAGACTAAAGAACATGATAGCTACAATAAAAACTTTCTTCATAAACAATTAATTAGATTTATTATTGAATTTTTAATCTACTAGACAACTACAAAAATACGAAAAATATTTTTAAATTAAAAGATTTATACAGATATATTATATCTAATTTGAAGAATCATCCAAAAACTTATCGTATATGTATATTTCAAAATCAGTATCTTCAAATATACGTTTAAAAATGTGTTTATAAAATTCTCTATGCATTGGATTTACTTCAATCGCAAGTTCGTGAAATAAAACTGGAGACTCTTTAAGAATATAATTCTTAACTTTATTTAAACATTGTTCAAAAGCTGAGAATTTAATTAAATATGGAAATTGTTCTGCAAAAACATTAATAACCCACCCTTTATCCCCTCCAACAAAAATAGGATGGATTTTACCCATATAAGAATCACATAATTCTAAGTCTGCATTCAAAAATAATTTACGATATTCTTGATAAACTATTGGAAATTTATTTCGCACTTTTTTATCAAAAATGTTTCGACAATTTATAATATTTATACGATACATTTGTTCTGCATCTAGAATAGATGTATCTTGGACAAACTTCAAAGTCATATTTTTAATGTTAACAATAATCTAGGTTTACTAACAAAAAGAGAGACTATAATTAAACTTAGACTATTGTTGATTTGAATTTTTATTAATTTTGAACTTCTGAATATGGATAACTGGAACTGCATTTATATACCAGTTAATAATTCTGCGAACAACATTGTTTGTTGTTTTTGCTTCAAGTAATGTATATCCTGGATAATAAAGTCTTATATAGTCTGTATGATAATTATATTTATCGCAAATCCATACTTGAAATATCATGACCAACAATATACCAGCAAATGGCACTAGTGACAAAACAATTCCAAAAATTGCTCTATCAAGTCGAATTCCAGAATCTTCTTTCGCAAAAACAATTATAGATATAATTGCAGTATAAACCGCAATTATTTCCATTACTATTAAAATGATAACAATAAACATTATTTGTTAAGAATTAACATTTTATTATCCTGAATAATTTGAGTTTTATTTCACATACCTCTGATGTTAAATGTATATTCCTTAAAATCTTCTCCAATCGTATAACCTATAATAATTGAGTTGATATTTTTTTGCATAACTCAAGCGGTATAAATTTGGTTATCTATTTGAATATAAACATCATCGTATATTTGTATGTCTTTAATCTTTTTTAATGGATCTACAGTAATTTCATTTAATAAAAGTTCTTTTTTCTTTGGAAATAGGAGATTCAAACAATACTTTAATAATTGTTTGATCATTTTTTTCTTTTCTTATTCTTGTTATAGTCCTCGTTATCTTTAAATTTACGAGGTTTCTTTTTGTTTCTAATTTCCTCTACTTGATCACTACCTATTTGGTAATCTTTTAACCGTTTTGGCATAATTAAGAAATTAAAAAATAAAGAAGGAGATTCACTCCTTCTTTATAATTTAGATTTGAACTAAATTTAAAATTTCCTGATTCATAGCAGCTTTATACAAATCAGTAGTAGTCTTCAATTCTCCTGTAAACAGAAAGGTTAATACACTTGCAGAATATCCTCCAAAGTAGAAAGTATTTTTTACATTCCCATAAGTATCAAAGTTAACACGTGAATGTTCATCATAATAATCATTTGTAATATTCCACATAACTATTACAAAATTATCCACAAATTCTTCAGAAAATCCTGCCCAAAATAGTTTCTTGCGTGCTGCCTCAATATTAGATGCATTTAAACTAACTGGATCTAACTCTCCGTCACTAATGCATATAATTCCTGTAGGAAAATCAGATTCAGCAACTCCCTGTTTTTTAATTTTAATAAATAAATCAATAACACTCTGGAAATTAGTACTTCCATACGCTTCAGAATGATCATTAAACCACTTTTCTATTGGAGTGTTACCATACCATTTACACAATCTACAATCATTTGCAAATTCCATAAAACAGTTAGAAAAAGGTCCAGTTAAAAATTCTGAGAAATACAAAGCTAGCGCTTTTCCAATATCGTAAGAAGATACTTTAGTTCCTATAGCATGTGCAATCATTGAGCTAGAAGTATCACGAACAACAATAAATTTTGTTTTAATTTCTTGATCTTTTGCTTTATTAACAAGTGTATAAAATTTCTTATTGACTAAAGCTTGTTGGTCCTTAGGAACTTCTGATAAATTACGTCTAAAAAAAGTAGTATTTGGATAAGGAGCAAATAGTTCGTGAACAAATTCAGTAGATTTTACATTATCTATTGAATCAGCTGTAATCCATTCTGTAAACTTTTCCCGAAGATTATGATTATCAAAAAACTTAGATCTAGCAAGTACTGTTAACGCTTTGCTATGTATAGTTTCAAATCTAATTAGATCATACTTACCTTTAGAAATAAGTTGCTGCCATTCGTGAGCTGTTCCAGAAGATTTTAATCTAGCATATCGACGATAGACATCATATTTATCTTCATAGTTAAGATTTTTTGTACTTCCAAATAAACCTGTAGCTAACCACTTTGCAATTATACAATTAGCTTGCGCTTCAATAGTTTTACATTTAGATCTAGCTTTTACTTGAGGTAAATACTTCTTAACTAATTCTCTAGTAGAATCTTTAGATAAACCAAGATGAATTAATTCTTCAAACCTGTTCCAATCAAGTACACGTTTGTCCCAGCCATTGTATATAAGGTCATATCGTAGCATGAGAAATATATCTTTCCAAGAGCCTATAAATGGAATAAGATAAGCGTTTTTCCAGAATATTTCAGGAGATTTAATATGAAGCCAAATTAAACGCATAATTCTCATAACGCATTTCAGCTCCTTTTTGAGAGAGTTCTGTTTTGTTTACTTCTCCATCGTGTATATAATCAATTTTACGTGTAATCATACGTAAGAAGAAGATAAACTTTACAGTTTGAAGTTTATCAACTGCTCATAGCTTCTCACAATCTGAACAAATTAAACTGAAATCACGTAATTCTCTATACTTACTAATAGACCCAAATTGATCTACAAAAGGATCTCCTGTAGTACTATATGTCTTAGCTCCATTTTGAGTTAGTGTTTTTGTAAAGCAGCGTTAACAAATCCATTAGATGTTGAAGTCTTTTCAAATAAAGAATCAAGTTTGCAGTTAAACATCTTATAAAAATTTAAATTAAAAAAATAAGCGAGTGTCGTATTAAACAACACTCGCTTTTATTATTTTAAAAATAACTACTAACGATATAAACAAAGATGATTTATATATTTTGTATTTTCTCCTAGTGCGTTTTTACAAACATCTACAGAACTATTTGAAATATATAAATAATCTATCTTTTTAATATTGTATTTTGTTGTTAGTTCAGATATTATTCTATTTATTGTAGCTCCAGATGAAATAAAATCATCGATAACTATAATAATAGGACGATACCTTGAAGATATTTTTTCTAGAAAATGATAACAATCTATAGCTTCTACTGAATGATTGTTATTATCTTCAGGTTTGCGTAATATTTGAACTCCTATATTCCATCTAAAATCAAGATAAGTATAAATATAAGTCGCAATACTACTACATAACATTGCTCCTGATAATCCTGTCCCTACTAAAATAATATCAGTATAAGGATTATTATTAACAATATTGTTACTTACATCTTTAACAAAAGTTAGAGTGTCTTCTAAATCTATATGAAATACGGGATAATCAAGAAGCCACTTTCTAGTATTACTTAAATGTTCTACTTGCATACCTTTTCAACATTGTTCATAAGCATCTGAAAGATTTTTACAATTGTCGAATTCCTTTTTAAATTTTTCCCCATCTTTAGAAAATTCAACTACACTATAAAACGTTAGTTGATCAGTAAACAGACTTTTCCTAGCACAAATACGGATACTAGAAATATATGTAGGATCAATAACATTTTTATTAATTTGTCCAAATAATTGTAACATAATATACTTTGATTAGTTAAAAATAGGTTACATTAGCTATATAATTTAAAAGATTATTGCTGAAAATTTGCTGGAGTAACCTTATTAGAAGTATTAATGTATGTTTTACAAGGTTTGCCAACAGGTCCTACTTGTACCTGTATTTTTAATGTATTGTAAATAATAAAGTTAACAAAATAAAAATGTATTTCATATAATTTTAAATGCGGTGTATTCCAGATTCAAACTGGAGTCTCTCGATAGACAGTCGAGAAGGATAGTCCCTACCCCAATACACCAAAAATTATTAATATTCTTTAACTTCTTGATCCGTAACCCTAAAAACCTTTTGACAATCTAAACAATACATATTTTTGTAGTTACGCATTATACTGCCCATTGTATGTCCAAATATCTGCCTAATTTTTCCGTTTTGTAATAAATCGGAAAAATATATATCATCGTAATCTGACCAAATTGGGCTTCCAAATGGGTACCATCCTCCTCTACTACGACTAACAATCTTAAATAACTCAGGATTTGTTTGAAACAAGTTATTTAACTGAGTAGCAACATTTCCTTCTCTATTTTCAACACAGTTTTTATACCAATCAGAATCTACTCCAGCGTGAGTAAACAAAGTATTTTCTACTTGATATGCTATTGTGAATAAATTTTTATTATCCTGAAATAGAGTGTGTGCATCAGATGCAAACTTAGGATTATATCTAGACCATCCAAGATTTCCAGTGCGAAAATAATAATGATAATCATGGTTCCCGACTAAAAGAACTACATTTTTTCTATCTTTAGCAAAATCAATTATTTCTTCAAAGTTAACTAAAGCATCTTCAAATGTAATTTTCTCATGCGGATAAGGATCTAAATAATCACCTAAGAATACAATTGTAGAGTCCGATTTATCATTTTCAACTATTTTCCAAAAAGTTCTTCCATGAATATCTGGTATAGTAATTATTTCCTTCATATAATATAATATTTTAGTGTAGAATTTTTCAGGCAAGTGCTTCTACTAAATTAGCTTAAATTCCTAGGAAGTAAGTTACAAAAAGTTCCCAATAATATTTTGCTGTATGTAACTTTATAAAAATTATTTCCCTTCGCCAAGCTCTTCAGCTCGGAAAGTTTTTAGATTTAACGTCGGATTTATAAACCTACAGTTTTTCTATTCAAGGAAAATAATTTAATTAATTTTAGAATAACGTGGAGCTATTGAGAATCGAACTCAAATTTTTAGAACGTAAATCTAATATAATAGCCCCGAATAATATTTATTAATATAATTAAGAGCCTCCTGTAGGATTCGAACCTACGCGCTCATTAGAGACATGCTTACAAGGCAAGTGCAATCGGCCACTATGCGAAGGAGGCAAAATATCTATTTTATAATATCATAAAACTTTTTAGAATACCAATACTTAGTTTTTAAAGGTTTATAAAACCATAGAAGCGTAACTAACCTTATCAAATTCTTTACATAATGATATATAATTATCACACGCATATATCTTATCAAGAATTCTCATTCAGAAAGATGCTACAAAATTATTTCTAATAAGCAGAAATAAAAATCCTAAACAAATATAACAAAATAATAACATAACTAAAATTAACTTATATTCTGAGCGAATAAACAGATTCGAACTGTCGTCTTCTGCTTGGAAGGCAGATATACTAACCAACTGTACAATATTCGCATAAAAGAAGGAGATTTCTTAATATTAATTCAAACTAATATTTAGATTGCTATTGGAAACCTTAAATATACTTTACCTTTGAGTTACCATCCAAGCATTTATTGCTTGATGTGATGGAGCTTTATCTGCTATTAATTTATCAAAATCTATTTTTTTAATATCACTAAACCTAACATTATAGTTACATCCAGAAGCTAACATAACACCCGCTATATTCTCAGCATTTACATGAGCTATAACAGTTAAGATATTATTTGCAGCAGCATATCCTAATTCATAACCTATATTAGAATTAGAAATAAGTCCAGAATAAATAGCTAATACACAATTTGAGTTTGTAATTGTATGCAAATTGTTTATAAACGCCCAACTTGTATTAGATTCTTCTTCCTTTTGAGTACAAGATACTCTATATTGTGCAGGGAAAGTTACCTTGTGACCTTTACTTATAAGTAAGTCTGCAATAATCTGAAGTGCATATGTTCCTCCATCCTCAGAATAATCTCCAGTAAGATAAATTTTTGCCATATTGATTTAATTATATACTTGTTCTCCCTGAAGGTAACGCTCCTTCTTCCCGATCTTAAAAGGATCGTGCATCACTTTAATGCTTAGGGAGAAAATAGAAAGTAACTTTTAAGATTTGAACTTTATCCAAAGAAATTATTTTAACCAAAATTTGCTGAAGTTACTTTATTAGTAGCGACTAGCAGAATCGAACTGCTATTTTAGGACTGAAAATCCTCTTTCCTAACCATTAGAAGAAGCCGCCGCGTAGAAGAGGCCAGTCACACCTCTTCTGTTATAAAATAGCTATTTTACCTATGATATAACGTCATCATAAACGATAGATTTATATTGCTTAAGTTTCCAAATCTATAAAAGCTACGGTAGCTTACTACCATCCTATCCTACTTAAAATCCGAATAGAAGACTGACTTATTTTCTATATTTCGTTAAAGCATTCTTAACCATTTCATCAATCGATTCACCTTCGATTGTAGCGAGAATTATATCGTTTTCAAGATAAGTAAAATCAAATTTAGGTTTATTTTTACATAACTTATTAATTTCGAATTCTTCGATTCGTTTTAGATAATTATCAATATACTTATCTGTGTAACCGTCATGTTCATAACCAATTCGAACAATGCGCTGATCTAAATTATCATTGTAGTGTTCGTTAATAAGTTCAAGTGCCTTATCAGTTTCTTTTTGAAGTTTCTTTAGTTGTTTCTTTAAAGCAATGTAGTTATCAGATGGCATCCAAGCCTTCTTTACCTGTTCAACAAACTTATTCTGTTCCTCTTTAGCAAGTTGTTTAATTCTAGTAACAAGTGCTAATCTTTGTTCTTTATTAAGTTTCATCTTTTAAAGTTATTAAAATGTGTAGCGCACGGAATAGGATTCGAACCTATATAAGACAAGTTAACAGCTTGTTGCTTGAACCATTCAGCCATCCGTACGTTTTAAGTTACTATACTATTAATAAACATGCTCTACCTACATTGCACTACAATGGGATTGGACTCGAACCAATAACCTTTGTTCTCCCTACAATAATTTTTAAATTTGCTGTTAGTAACTTTATGATATATTTTAATTTGTTTTAATCGTTGATTTAAATAATAGTGCACAAATCCAACAAAGTTTAACAGATGTCCACCATGTTATTTTAGCAGGAACTAATGTTCCTAATATTACAGGAATTGTTGATGGCCATAAAATCCAAACTATCGTTCCTGTAAAAATTGCAATAATACTAATAGTTATAAGAATTAGTATACTAAAACTCAAAAAAGTAAGTAATTTTTCCATAATATTAAAATTTTTAGTTCAAATAGTTAGACTTGCACTAACATCTCTTGGTAAAATCCAAGGCTTTACTACTTAAGCTATATTTGAAAGTGCTAAGTATTTATCTCATTAAAGGTTCTTAGCTCAGGAGAGGATTTTCAGTCTACTAGGGCATTTGCTCCCTTATCTTTGTATTTATCTCCTACCTACGTTTCACCATATCACATTTATGCAAACGTTGTTATTGTCCTAGTTGTGATTCAAATAACCGCGGTTGCGGCGGAAAGAATCGAACTTTCAAAACTCGTGGTTATGAGCCAGAGGGGTTACCAAACCTCACCGCATATGTAGATCCACTAAGATTTGAACTTAGATTACATGAGTATCAGTCATGTTTCCTAACCAGATTAGAAGATGGATCTATTTTTACTTAAAATACGGTTGATCACAAAATGGACATTTATTTTCAACAAATCCTCCTTTCATTGTAGCTCCACAAGTAGGACACCCTATTTCTCCTACAACTACATTAAGTTCTTGTGCAACATCTCCTGCAAGTATTCGTTTATCTTTACTATGATAATCTTCTTTATTATAATTCATTACAGGATGAGTATATTCTGAAAATAACTTTTTAATTTCTTCAATTCCGTCACCAATAGATATTTTGTGACAAACAATATTATTTAATAATTCTTTAATTTTCTGTTCCATAATATTTAGTATAAGTTGAGGAGAGTGTGGGACTCCAACCCACATTACGCTATTAACGTAATACTAATTTTCAAGATTAGCTCTTCATGCAGCCAGATACTCTCCAAAAAGAGATTACAAAGATAAATATAATTTTTGACTTAACAAAAATTACTTATCAAAATTGTAATTATTTATAATATCAGAGTATTTTTTAATTACTAAATCTCGAACTTTTTTAGATAAATTAGATACTTTATTTCTTATTTGACAATAACATTCAGATAAATCTTGAATAGATTCAATTCCATTTTCTACTAAGATTTTATCCTCTGTTCGTTTTCCCTGCATAGTATCAAATAAAGTATCTTCATTAAAAATAGGTAGCTCAATATCTTTTTTGGTATACTCTTCAACATACTGAAAGTAGTCAGAGGATTTATTATCTCTAGATCTATATATAAGTATGTGCTTTCCTGAAGGAAGACGATATTTAAATATTTTCATATATATATTATTTGTTTTGTACACAACGCACGCTGCAGCCGTAGGCGCGATTGAGGTTGTCCAGCGGGTAGACGTCGCCCGAGTAGAAGTAGAGGCTGCCCGCGCTGTTGTTGCCTCCGTAGTTCGGCGACGAGGACCAATAGTAGCCGCTGGTACTCGTACCGATCATCTTTGTGCGATAGCCGAGGCCCTTAGAAGAGCTGAGGCCCGCAATAGGCAGGAATAACGAGCCCTTGTGGTCCGAGTTGTGATTACCCCCGAACCAACGGCCCTTGCGTTTATCGTCCCAAGTCGAGCCTAAATCGCATAATGCTTCCCATTCATACTGAGTGGGCAAGCGCTTCCCGACGGACTTCGCGGCCTCCATCGCCTCATCCCATGTGTAGTAGTGGTGGCCATCCTTCTCGTAACCGCCGATGGCCAAATTCTCTGTGTCCCACAGCAGGCCGCAAAGCTCGATAGATTGTGGATATTCTTTTTTATATTGTATACCAGATATAAAACCATCTATCCATGTTTCACGATTAATAATTTTATTTGTATATTTTAAATATGCTTCTTCTGCTGTTTTACGTAATGTTTTCATAGTTTAGTTTTAGTAAAAATGTACCGTAAGCAAGATTCGAACTTACATTACTTGACTGAGAATCAAGTTTCCTATTCCAATTAGAAGATTACGGCAAACATAATTTTATTTAGCAAAATATGCAGGATTATATTTAACCTTACGCCAAACAGTTTTAGTTATATCTTCGCCTTTTTCATTTTTTACTTTTTCAACAAACTTCATGTCTAAAGCTTTAAAATGAATCTTTTTCATAGTAAATTAAGTTTAAGGTTTTATAATATCTTTCTTTCTAAAAGGTAAATTATATTTTTTACACCACTTCCTAACTGCATTATCTGTAACTCCATACGTTTTGTAAAAGATTTTATTAAAAGTAATTCTTTTAAAGTTTCTCTTGAAGGAATTTCTAAATTATTATTTCTATATTTTGCTGCACAACTTTTACAGTAAGTAGAATTTCGCCCTATTTGTTTTCCTTCAAACGATTTATAAGTAATTTTTCTTTTAACTTTGCACTTTTAATATTACTATCTTTTACTAAATATTGATCTATTGAAGCGCTGGTATAAGATTTAGCTCTTCCTGTAAAATGAGATATATCTATTTGATACTTCTTAATTTTATTTTTAAGTGTTTGAGAATTACTGCCTGCATTAACCTTAACACTTCACAGTAACTTGTAGCATTCCTACAACATTCTCGAATTATTTTTTCGTCTCAACAATATTTTGGCATAAAACTTTGATTTATAAGTTGGGATACAAAGATTCGAACTTTGGTTACTTGCGTCAAAGGCAAGTGTGTTAGACCACTACACTATATCCCAATAGTAATTGCTCTAGCGCAATTTAACTGTACTAGGGCAAACTGGGACCATCTTTAAAGTTACATCCTCTGCATCTTTATTTACTTTCTTTATATAAAGATGATCTTCTGTAGAATGAATCTCAAATGTAGTGCCATCGTTAGCTACTACAACAAAGCTATCACCTTCTTTAATTGTCATAGCTTTTCCATAATCTGTGATAATTTTCATATATTTGGTTATTTAAAGAAAGTAGGAGAGGGAATATACTTTTAAAAACGCTAGCAAATCTATCAATCTCCTACTTGATAATCCTACATGTTATCCCTTCAAAGCTTTATACACGTAAAGCTTCTCCCCTAAATAAGAATCGTGTATTATTCCTACCTCGGATTATATAAACTGGTGGGCCTAACAGAGCATGATTCTGTAACCTACTGATTATGAGTCAGTTGCTCTAACCAATTGAGCTATAGGCCCTAAATAAAGAACGTTGATTACTGGTTCAGCGTCCGAAACCTCTATAGACTTCCTACCAAAGGTAGAAGCAAAATTATAAAAGAGGATCACGGATTTTGATCCTCCGTCTAGCTACAAAGTAGACTTTGACAACTGCTGCAACAGTCTGCCTGTTTCGCATTGAAAATTTGCAGATTTTCGTACTTATCAGGACTGACTATAACACTATATTTACGATCGATTAGTATTATGTTATAGTCTTATTTCTCTTTCTTAAAAATACACAATTGCCCTTCCTCAGAAATTAGATATTCACAATGTACTAATTCATATCCTTCCTTTCCAAGATTATTTAACCAAGTGTCAAAACTCTGAGTTTTTTTTGTTCAGCTTTTTTGATCGTATATTCAAATGTTTCCATATAGTAAAAATTTATTTACTAAAATATTTAATATCAAATTCGTTGATACTAAATATTCCATAAAATCTGTAGTAAATTGTTTCTTTCGAAAGAAATTAATAGGTATAAAATCAAAAGAATTGTCAATAATAATAACTTTATAATTTTTATAAACATCTGGAAAATCAAAAATGTAATCTGATTTAGATATTTTATATTCTTTGTCGTAGTTATAACAAAGATTAATAAAATTATTATTATTAAAATCAATCAAATTTACGTGATATTGTTTTCCTGCATAATCTGTTGTAGATATTGATCTAATTTTCTAAGTTCGCGTAAATTTGATACTTTAAAACTTTTATCATTATTTATACAATAATTTATTTTGTTTAGCAATTCTAATTCGATTTCTGTAATTGCTTTAACGTCCTCGATAAATTTATAAATTAGTTCACTATCACCTAATTGTAACAACATTTAAATTAATAAGTGTATCGGTATAGCATACTCGATAAGAATTAATTTCTCTAACTAATTTAATATTACATTTCGCTATAGTATTGTTAATTTTCTTTCCAATATAAGCGGTAATATGTAAATCTTTTGCAACAACATAATTTAAAAATTTATAGTAGAGTGTGTCAGATTCGAACTGCGACTCCGCATCCCAAATGCGGTATGTTACCATTACAATACACACTCTATCATAAATAATGTTGTACTCGGAGTGGGACTCGAACCCACAAGATCGCAAGATCACTGCAGCTTAAATGCAGCGTGTATACCTAATTCCACCATCCGAGCAACATATTATTAATTACTCTCGAAAATCATCGTAAATTTCAATTTCATTTTCATCTATAAGAATGATTTCACATCCGCAAGTTTTCTGAAATTCAATTAACTCTTCTAGAGTATTAATTTCAATAGTAGATAATGCAGTTGTTCCTGCGGTTTGCAGTATATTTTGACCCATACTACGTACAATTGTAATAAAATATTTATATTGAAATTCATTATTCCAATCTGGAGTCCAACCTTCATTAACTATTTCTGCTGCCTTAAGTAGCTTTTCAATCGATTGAATTCTACGATGTATTTTGGCTGAAAGATCTTCTGTAGACTGCATTATTTTCGATTTTTGTATAAAGTGTGACAAATATATATATAAATTATTAGATATGCAACTATTTTAAAGAAAAAATTAAGATAATTACAATCGATACAATTAAGCTAACTATTATTGCAACTCCCTCATACTTAAAGAGTTTTGATGGAAATCGTATCATTGTTTCTTCCAAATTTAGTATATGATAAGAGTATAAAATACTAAAATTGTAATATTTTTCCTATTCTATCCATATATCTATAATAAACCAAATACCTAAACTTACTACAAATAAAAGAATAAAGAAATAGAATCCAGGTAGCCATAAACAAGCAAATAATGCGCTAAGAACTATTGAACTTATTCCAATAGATTCTATGATTTTTAGTATTTTATCTACTTTCATCTTTAGAATCATTTTTCTCTTCTTCACAAATAGAGTCTAAAATTCTATTAAATGCATTAAGAGATTTTTCTGGAAGTTGCTGTAAAGCTTCACTATTTTGATATAGTTCTACAGCAGTATTTACTGCAAATATTTGATAACAAGTAGTTCGATTAGGAGCTATAGTGTAAATTAATCCAAAACTAACTGCAATAATACCTGATACTATTGTAATAACAGATGCAATAGTAGATATTTTACTAAATATATCAATCAGATATACTGTCCAACCTAACTCACTCATATTAGTATTGATAATAACGATAATGATTTAGATATTCTTTAACAACTTTACGTTCTGATTTTGTAGGAATAGAATCTGTAATTTCATAAAAAGCTTTTCCTGGAATCATATTGTAAAGTTCATTAACTCTTTTATGTGGAATATAAACTCCGCAAGAGGAGAATAAAATAATGAAGCATATAATAAATAGTTTCATTATTCTTTTTGTTTTAGACGATAGTAATAGGTAGTATCACTATTAATGATTTCCGTTTTATATATTTCATATCTATTGTTACGAAAATCATTAATAACTTGAGTAGCAACAGAATCGCTTTTTGGAGCTACTGAAATTAGGAGCCAAGTAGCACATATAGAACTAATTAATAGAATAGCTACAAAGAGCGATACATATTCTTTTTCTGTATTTGATGTTATAGTAAACACTAGTAAATTTATTGCAATTACAAGTAAAATTACTATACAAAAGATTATTCCCATGATTTAATCCTCTAATTCAAGATTTATTATAAGTCCCCAAACATTTCCTTTGTCATCTAGATTACATTCAAATGTAGCAGGAATATAAACTTTACCATCAATAACAAAATCAATTTCGGCATCTCCACATTTATTTTCGTAATCCTCTAGAGTTTTACAGAGAGCTTTTAGATGTTTCAGTTTCATAAATAATATTCATTAAAATGTGTTGCAATATTGTATCAATAAACCGATTATAATCGGCATCAGAGTTAACTGTTACACAAAATTGTGCAAATATTTCCTTTACTTGGTTCTCCTCTATCTTATATATGTTTACAGACAGTTGAAACCACGTAACAGGAAATATAGAGATATATATTTTATGTGTATTCCTAAGCCAATCTATTAGCTCATATGTATAAGGTACAGTGTACAAATCCTCAAAATCACTATTTTGGATTCCAGGTTCATCAGGAATTATACATTCAATTTTTGGATTATTGTTTTGATCTAAACAATAATAGACTTCATTAGGTTCATTATAACCTGCTTTTGCTGCTAATTTAGCAGTTTCATATGATATTCTTTTCATAATATTTAAAATAAAAGTTACTCCATAGATTCATGCCTTTGAATACAGTAACTTTAATTAATATAAACAGTAAGCATCTCTACTATCTCGTCTTAACTCGATATTATGAAATATCAAAAGTAAAGTTATTCAATAAGACGCTTCTTGAATTTTTAATCACATTTGTAAATCTTTGAGTTGATATAACTAAATGCAACAACATTAAAAATTCTCAATCCATTTCGTTACTCTTCTACAAAACTTATAAGTAGACTTAGTAATCATCTATTTAGATTAGATTAGTCTAAATAAACTTGGAGCTTTTAAATACAGTGTTGATACGCTGCCATCCACTGTCTCATACTCTCATTGTCAGGTGCAACAAAATTTCGAAGGTTTTTCAAAAATTTTGAAGTCGAATTGATTTTGGAGTATATTCTATAGAAACCAAGTATACAATCTCGTCTAAAAACACGTTTGTCTTTGACAATATCATATACTTGATTGAGAAGTTCTGCTTTATCAATAGCCATTTCTTCTTCTTCAATAGTGATTGATAAAGCACCTCTTTGAAATGTTTCTACAGAATGAGAACCTTTGATCAATTGAATTCCAGCTTTAATATCCAATAAAGGATATTTTTTTAAAAATCCATTTAATACTATATATGAAGGCAGTTTTTGTCGAACATATGATCTCAGATAATCCTTAGTAGTCCAGTTCTTCCGAAACGCATTAAAAATTATTGCGAGTTCTATAGGACTTTTGTCAGAGTTTATAACAATTGTTCTGAGAAAATACTTTCCTGGTTCTTCTTCAGCGAGATTTCTGAATGCTTTGAGTCGATGTTGTCCATCTATAACTGCACCAGATTCAGTAATATAGATAGGAAAAATATATTCATTTTGACGCATAGCGTTCATAATCTGTGAAACAAGTTTCTGATCAGTATCTCTATTCTCAGGAATAAAGGATAAGTCCCAAGGATCTGTTACATGATAGATTTGTTCTGTTTCACAGTTTTTCAGTGATTTTAACATGGTACTAGAATATGTTTTGAGGCACGTCTTGAATACCGTGAGAAAGGATAAAAGATTGTGCTGAAGTTACTGAAATGTTTTTATTATTGAGGAAATAACCTCTTTGTGTGCGAACAAGACGATTTCCTTCGATGTCTTTTCTAGACCAGAAACCAGGTTTATGTTCTTTAATTGATTTCCAATCTTTCTGACGAATGATTTTATTAGAAATTATAGGATAGAGATCAAGTTCGAGATTCATAATTTTTAAAGTTAAATTATTAATAACTAGGTGAGAAATAAAATAATTACAATAAAAAGAGAGAAAAAGTTAGGTATAAGAAGAAAAAATAAAGAGTAATATTTGTGAGTTTAAAATGAAAAATTGGAGAAAATGATTGAGAGTGAGATATGGAGGATTAATTTACACTTTCAATCATTTTTCAACCTCCTTAAAACCTAATCATTACCAAACTACGACCTCAACTTTCATTTTTTCGTATCACCTTCAAAGAAGTTCCAAGCCCAGATAACCGCAACGATCGCGATCATGATAAGGATAACACCTTGTAAAGAAATTACACTTAAAGGTAACATAGTAAGTATTTTTAGATGTTTAAAAATTTGTTTAGTATCAAAAATTGCTCATATTCATTCACAAAACAAACAGAACGAAAAACAAAATTTATTAAAATTAAGAATGAATATGAGCTTTAATTGATGTTATTTCTCATCTTTCTTAGAGAATAGCGCATAAACAAACATTGCGAATAACATAAGACCAAGAATGATGAAATAATTCGCAATATCTTCACCAAGTGTTTCACCTATTCGAGCTAATGGTAACATGATTGAAAATTTATTTTTGTGAATTTTTATTTGTTTTTATGCAAAATTTTGTTATTACGCGCGGTGTATATAATATATGTATAGTGTACTTAATTGATAATCAATACGTTAATTACTATCTTATTGATAATCAAATAGTTAAACTGTAGGATTTATGTCCAACAGCATGTAGATTTAAACTTATACTGAAAATAGACAGTAAAGATGTCATTTGAGACTCGAACCGATGGCACGATCCACCTGAAAGGTGGTCGGGCAATTATATAGTTCAATGCCGCCCGAGCGGCATATTATCTAATTATATAGTTAGACCCCCGATTTTGTCGCGAACCTGCATCGATTTTGTCGCGAACCTGCATCGGTTTTGTCGCGGACCTGCATCGGTTTTGTCACCCTCAGAATTTTTTTCTTAAAAATTTGTTTTTTTCAAAAAATATTTCTATCTTTGTAGAAAATAACAAAAGATACATTAATTTAAAAATTATGATTATGACTAATGACAACAAAAAACAACATGTTCAAGTACCCGATCCTGTAAAAAAGACTAAATTAAAACCATTTGATAAATTAGTCTATGCAAATCTAAGAAGATATATGAATAAAGATACATACGAATGTTTTCCTACTATACGAAGAATTGCATCAGAATGTGGATGTACTGAAAAAAGAGTTACTAACTCTATTGAACGACTTATTGAGGCTGGAGATATTGAAAAAACTAAGCGTATCGGTCGATCTAATGTATATAAGTTCAATAAACTTTCTAAGAATTTTGAAATGTTTACAAATGACTTTTTAGATCAGAAAGATACTACTCCAGAAGAAAAAGCTTACTTGATTGGATTACAATCTCAAACTTATAAAGATGGCGGTTTTGCAATGACTACAAAAACTAATGAAGAGATTGCAGATGCTTTAAATATTGATACTAGATCAGTTCAACGATACAATAAATCTTTAAAAGAAAAACAAATCCTTGTTGAAATGCAAACCGCTATTCTTGATTCTGCGGGTTATAATCGAACAGTTAAAGCAATTGATTTAGCCAAAGTATGTCAAGCCGTTTTATATGTAAACGAACGAGTTGATGTACACGAAACTAGATTAAATGCTCAAGAAGATCGAATAGCAATTCTTGAAAAAATGGTTTCAAAGTTAATGCAAGAAAAAACTGAACTTGAAAAACAACTATTTGATAAAAAAGAAATAATTAATGAATTTGAATTTAATTAAAAAGAAAGGCTTTTACACCTTCCTTTTTAATTTTTAGACTATTTAAAAACAATAAAATGAAAAATCAGTATTCCTCTATTTCACAACAGTAGAATCTCTGACACCTTTAGCGGACTCTACTTACACGAAGTAGAGTTTCGATGTTTTGTTTAACGACTCTCATCAGCGCTATACGTCGTAAGCAGCAATAATTCACCATTCTTGTTTACTTTCATCCATAGGTAATACTACATAATACCTTTCTTTATATGTAAACCAACTGCGATAATTACGTATTAGATAATCACCACAGTTGGTTTCGAGAATGTTTACTGCTCATTTAAACTTACCTTTTATAGTAAGTGTTGAATTACGCATTTGCGATTTCGATGACAGGAACTCGGATGTCGCGATACTGATCTGCAACACGAACACCATCTGGAGTAAACTGGTTTACTTTACCGCTGATGATGTCGGCCACTCGAATCGCTTTGTTTGCGAGATATTCCAGTTTCGTATAGTTGTTATCCATGTTGTTGAGCTTTTCAGACAGCTCGCAGGCACGTCTCGGTTGACTTTCAGGAGACTCACGATAAGTCCTCTGCAAAGAACCGAGAGAGATCCATGATGGTTTGTTGTTTCGCAGACAGGCTACGTAATATGCTTCAGCATCAGCATTCTTCCGAATCTTGATTGCTTTCACCATTGTGTCCATGTTTGCTTTATAGGTTTCGAAGTCGTAGAATTCTACTACTTCACCTTTTTCGGACAGACCGAAAACGCCGATAAACGGCAGACCACTGTTCTTCAGCTTATCAGCGGTTACGGGAACGAGTGTCTGCTCTCCACGAAGAGGCAACACAGGTTGATTCTGTGCATCAAATGCTTTCATATTAAAAATCTTTTAAAAATTTGGTTAATATACCACGAATTTGTTACTACATATCTATGTAAGTCTTAGTTATCTATGTAAGTCTTAGTTGCAAGAAGTAAAAAGAGTGCAAGGACGAATCCCTGCACTCCTATAACGTTTAGATGCGTTCAAAAATCGCAAAAGATCTCTTACGCAGTATTGGCTGCCCATTGTCGGTATAGGCGACTTTTCCACCTATAAAAGCAATAGTGTCGACAGCTACTGTTTCGACGACTTTGATTTCGCCAAGTGACATCAACAGTTTAACTCGTTCACAGTCATCGCCTACTTCCATAAGCTCATAATTGAGCTTATGATTCTTGTATACCTCTCGCCACTCTTCTGCCATTTGTCTGGCAAAGATTCGAACAGGTACCCAAGTCGGTTTGCCGTTGATCCCGATTTTCATATACGGAACAGGCTTGTTGTTATATGTACTCTTTTGAAAGCACTCATCGCAAAATTCGCTTGGGAGTGTAATGACATCACCGACGATGAAGTTGATACCGCCGAACGACTTGCCAGTCTCTTTCAAGTCGTCGATACTTTTAAATGACGTTGCATTAGCAACAACATTTACAGCCGTAGCCATTTTCAATTCACTAGTTTTCATAATCGCTAAAGGTTTAAAGTTTGTAATTACATAATACATTTAGTCTTAGTAATATATACAATTAAAGAGAATGTACCGAAGCACATTCTCTTATATGCTATAAACTGATAGTTGCAGTTACAGTGTAACCACGTCGTCGCAACTCTTCAACCAACTCCTTATCGAGAACGTTATCGATAACTTTCTCAACAATTTCAGCATTTTTAATAAGTTTTTGGCGTGATGGAGATTCACGTGCAGCTTCCGCTTGAAGTACACGAGCTTCTTTGATCATAAATTCTGCTAATTTATGATTTGGAGCTGTCTTACATGCATTCCATATAAGACGATCTTTTACGGAATGTAAAAGTCCGTGTTTCAATAGAACTCGCTTCAGATATGTAGGAGCTACTTTAACTCCACAATCTCGGCATAAACCTCCGAAAGATCTAGGCTTGTCGATACTCTGAGCGATTCGAGAATCAGACCATGCGTGAATAGTTTGCAGTACTTCTAATACTGCATTAATTTCTGTTTGTGATATCATAACGTTATGACGGTTCACCTAAGCACCGAAAGGTTCAAGTTACAGAAGTATTTCTGTCTTAGAACATTTGATCCCAATCTTCCTTTGTAATACACGTAGTGCATATTACAATAGTGATAATAACAATGAAAACGGATATTGCAAGATACCCGTTTTCATTTAAACTATCAACGCTCATCAAGAAGAGTAGAACTATTGTCATTGTAATGTAGAACATTACTTTTTTGCAAAATAGTTTCATCCTTTAATGAGTTCAAAGATTGGAGCTGTTGCTCCGTTTGATAAAATTGTTTTCGCAACAACTTTAATTGTTTTGCCTTGTAACAACTGATGCAATTCAATAAAGTTTTGTGTACGATAGACTCTCTTCGTGAAGCTGTTAAAATCAGATAGTTCACGATAGTTACTGAGTCTTCGAAAATACCGTAAAGGTATTCGATCGATTAAACAATCATTAACGATACAAGACATCAATAACTTGTTATTCTTAATAACAATAGGTTCATTAAGGATTTTGATAACCGTTCCGACAGAACGATCAAAAGGTTTTGTATTCATGATTTTGTTTGTAATCGTTAATGAATTGTTTATGTGCGATGCGCAGTTCCTTACGAGTAACTTTACGATGAGAAAAGTTTACTCTCGTAATTGTTACATTCGCTTCGATAATAGTGTAAGAATTGTCACACGACTCATTACCGAAACGAATTGCACTGCGAAGTCGAGGACACTCTTGCCAGAGTTCAAGGAAGTCAGTAGCTTCTCGATATAAATTTGTAGTGGCACACATGGCACTATAGCACTTTACCTAAGGAGTGCGAGGTTCAAATTCAAACTGAGAAAAATTTTTGGTCTTAGTGAATTTTAATTTGATTTTCCATTTTATTAGGCCAGGGGGACTTTTTATGATGTGTCCCCTCACATACATCACATATATTATATTGCATATACTATACACTATATAATACCGCTCAACATTTTGTAAAATCAATAATTTATTTTATTTTTGCAAAAAGCTAAAATTTATGAATAATTGATTAAAACAACAGTTAATATATCAACCTGTTATTAGAGAATCTAAAATCAATATAATTCCCGAACAGGAAACAATAATCTTACCTAAAAAGAAAATAAAGACTACCTCATTAGAAGGTTATACTCCAACTTTATTAAAAGAACCTCAAGAAAAAGTAATTATAGAAATACCTCAAGAAGAAACAAAGTATCCAAAAGTTTTTCAAAATAAATCGGAATTTATCAAAGTTATGACTCCTTTATATGAAAAGATATTAGCTTCTAAAGGTATTGATACTTCTTTTGCTAAAGCGTTAGTACAACAATCTGGATTAGAATCAAACTGAGGTAAATCACAATCTGGTAAATTTAATTTAGGAGGAATTAAAGGAAAAGGAACAAAAAGGCGTACAAGAGAAGTTATAAACGGAAAAGACCAATATATATATGACAGTTTTAGAGATTTTAACTCTTTAGAAGATTATGCTAATTATCATGTAAATCTATTAAACAATAATAGATATAGAGCATTTTCAGGTACAGTAAATGAATTTGCAGATAAAGTAGCTAAAGGTGGATATGCTACTGATCCTAGATACAAAAATATTTTAAGTAAAATGATAGCTAGTGCTAAATTTGGAATGAAAGTTCCAAAATATCCTCCATATGATCCTACAAAATTTAAAAATACTATTCCTGAAACATATAATAATGAGTTTATAGGTTTATTTGAAAAAATTCAAAATTTAAAAATAGAACAAGATCGATTGCAAAAATTAATCAATGCTCAGAAAACAATCAAAAGATCATATAATCCTGAAAATATAAATTGATTATATAATTATTTTATTTCAAATCAATTACCTGAAGAACAAGCTCTTAGTTTAATTAGCAATATTATTCATGAAAGTGGAGGAGAAGTTGATAATCCCTCTTCTAGCGGGAAATATAACGGCTTAATTCATTGATCTCCTGAACGATATCAAGATATGTTAGATACTACAATTCCAACAGATAGTATGTTAAAAAGACAAGCCGATTATCTAATTAATACAGTTAAAGGAAAAGATACTTACATGGATTGAGTTAAAACTAAAACAAATCATAAATTATTTCATTCTGGACAAACTCCTTTAGATGTTAATAATGGATTGATTTCAGGTTATGTACGTCCAGCAAATATTGAAAAAGAGATTAGAGAAAGAACACAAACACACAATGATTTAAAATGACAACTAAAGAAAAATGAATTTTAGCTGCTATTATAATAGTTGTAATAGTAGCAATCTTAGCAGCAATCAAATTGCTTCCATTCTATGCAACAATTATTGCGTTAGTAACGTATGTATTTGGAATCGGAACTGGTTGGTTCCTTAAAAGAATTAAAGATAAATATTTTGTAAAGTCTTAAAACAACAAAAGGCAGTCGAATTAACGGCTGCCTTTTTCATTTCTTAAATATATGTAAGTTCCTGTTGCACCTAAATCCGCTGCCTATTGCTCCAGCAGTTAATAACGCTTCAAGTCCAGTTACAGCAGCTTTACCATATTCTCCATTTTTAATATCATCGTCTACTGTAGTTACTCG